TATATCCTTTTTTACCAGTATTATTATCTTTATAAACTAAAGCAATAAAATCATCCATCTTTTTCTTTCCATCTTGAAACATTGGATAATTATAATAAGTATTCATAATCGTTAAATTTGATCCTTCTGGATATCTATCTTCAAGCTGTGGAATCATTCCCATTAATAGAGTTCCTCCTTAAATTGTATTAATCGAATGTTTTTCCATGACTACTTTTCAAAATGAATTACAGGGAAATAATCTGAATACATAATTCAATTTTATATTATATAATCATAAAGGAGGTTACAAAAATGGAATATATCAACTCTCCACAATTTAGTGGAATTCCTATGGATATGTATAATACTAATCAAAACATGTCAATGTATACTCAGCAAATGCAACAGAATCCCCAGGTACAAAATATGGTTCCAAAGCCAGTACCGTATCAACCACCAGAAATTACAATGGAAGGATCTGGAAAAAAGAAACATTTATTCAGTGTGAATAAAGAGAATACTATTACAATTGATGATCCTTCAGATTTTGAAGTTGAGAATCGAAAAAGACGAAAAAAATCTAAATCAGACTTACCAGCTTCTAAGAAAGTTGAAGGAATTGTAAAAGCAAAAGATGAAAAGCCTGATAAAGTAGATGGAGTTGTAGAAGATGCACCTACATCATATACTTATGCTGAAACAACTGGAATGCTGAGAGAAACTCTCGGACAGATTGATGCAATTAATAGAGAATTAGTTAGTCAGTTTGATATGGTTAGTCATAGTAGAACTATGAAAAACAAATACAATGTAATGATCGGATTATCTGAGAATATTGGATCTGGAATTAGTAATAGAATTGCAGCTATTCGAGAAATCAATAACTCAATTACCAAGTCAAATGATCTTGATTATAAGAGATATAAAGATCAGAAGGCTGCTCAGTCTGCTATGAATGATGATAAATACATTGCAGATCTGTATAAATCATTTATTGCTAACCCTCAGGTTAATATACAGTCTCCTCAGGTTCCACAGGTTGATAGTTCTATCTTTGGATCTGGTATCGTAAGGGCAGATTTAAGAGATGGAAATATTGCACAAGGCGGACAGTTAGATTTAGGATATCTGAATTATGAGAGTAATTTAACACCTGAGCAGAATCTTATGAGATATGAGGGAGATCCTAATGTTAAGCAGGTTGTAGTATATGATGCTTCTACTGGAAATAAGATGTTCCAGATGATGAATCTTGCTACAGGACAGGTAATTCCAAATGTACCTGTATATGATGAAATGTTTATGGCTGATACAACTCTTGATCTTAAAACTAAGACTGCAAAGAATATTAACCTTAATGAAACATTTCCTATTGTTGTTATCAATGATGACGTTACTTCTCAGTATTAGCAAAAAAGAAACCAGTAGAGCTTATCACTCTACTGGTTCTTATTTATTTCTTATTGTTATTTACATCCATAGCTTCTCCACGTTTAATATCTTTACGATCAACTGGAGTATTATTTGGAGCTGTAGTAGGTTTTACTACAGGGGTAGCGGGAGAACAATCATCACAATTCTCGTCCTCTACTTCATTTTCTTTTCTAATCTGCTCTTTCTTTAATCTGATTTTATCAGCAAGAATTGCTCTGTCTACTGCGTTCTTTGTTAAACGTAATTTCTCTTCCAATTCTTTCAATTCATTGTTTAATACAATAAGATTCATAATAATATTCCTCCTTTAAATTATTTTAATGTTTTCTCATACTCTTCTTTGTAATCATAAATTACATTTCCTAAGATATTACTTTCTAATTCCTCATTGTATTTGAATTTAATAATATCTACAGAAGAAGTATCTGCTTCAATAGAATGAGATATCAAGAATAATTGCTCAATTCCAAGCATCTGAATAAGATTGTAAAGTGTATTTACAAATCCTAATCTGTTATTTGTATCCAATGGACCATCAATCTCATCCAATCTTGCAATATTAAATTTTGTAGAAGCTTGATGTAGTAATACAAGATTGATAATCATTCCCATAATTGCAATTTGAGAACTAGAACCAGAACTAATATCATCTACAGGTAGTCCATTACCTACAAATGGAATTCTAAATTCAGATTCATTAATAACAAATTCCATCAATTGATATTCACCATTGAATAGCATTCCTAATAATTGGTTCGACAAATCTAAAGTTTTAGCCATATAGATTTGCATGAATAATGTTTGAATACCACCTCCAGTTGGAGAACAATATTTCTTAATTACTTCAATCATATCATATTGTTGCTTATACTCATTATATTCCTTATAATAGGAATCAATCAAAGTAAGTTGTCCAGAAATTGCGCTAATACCTCGCATCACAGGTTCCAACAAAGCTGACAACTCATCAATTTCAGATCTCATTCCTTGGATCTTAGATAAATCTTCAGTTGCTTTAGCAGCTTTCTCTGAATACTCATCTAATTTAGATTTTGCATCATTATATATTTTCTTTTGCTCATTATAGTTATCTACAAATCTAGAATACTCTGCTTCATTTACAATATTTGTATTAAGTTGATTAATCAAAGACTCATAATTATCTATTTCAGATTTTAAAGAATTTATATCAGCAATCAGTTCATCTCTTTCCAATTTCATTTTCTCTATAATTGCTTTATTAGAGTTAATTAATTGGATTTTATCTGAAAAACTCTTATACTGAATTTCTAATTCTTTATTTATTTTCTGTTCACTCTCCAGCATTAAATAAAGATTAATAGCATCTACAATTACTTGGTGATCCCTTTCAAATCCAAAAGTATTTGTATTGATTAGCATATCATCAAGATTACTTAATAAATTAGGATCAAATAATGAAATACTATCACTATTATCTGAAACTAGTGCTCTAATCGATTGATATTGCGTTGATTTAGAGATCATAGAGTTGCAATAATCTATTAATTGCTGAGTATCAGTAATACTCTTGGAAAGATCTTCTAATTTTGCATGTAACGATATTAATCTATCCTCTATGTGCCCTCCATTAAGATCTTTAATAATCTTATATCCAGCAGATATAAATGGACAATCGTTAATTTTACAATCTTTTGGTTTTGATGAAAATGCAGATACTTGATTCATATCATCTCTTACTTTTGCAATCTCATCTTTTACAGAATCTATCTCTAATATAATTCTATTCTGTTGATTTGTATATTTAGAGATCTCATCTGTAATATTATGATGAACTACAAATTCTATATCTGATGGTTTCATATTATCAAAGAATACATCAATAGATTCTATGAACTTGGAACAAAATTCATTAAAGCTATACAATAAATACATATCTGGTAAAGCTGGAATTGGTAATTCTGATATTGATTTTTGAATCTCTTTGATTTTATCATTAGACTGTTTATATCTACCAGAAATAGAATCATCAAATTCAGAACTATTTATCTGAGCTTCCATTGTAGCTATTGATTCAGAAACAGAAGATAATCTATTCGATTTACCTTTCCAGTCAGCTTTTATCGATTCTAATTTTGTTTCATAGACATTAAGAAGCTCTCTATCCTTATCATACTTAGATCCAATATCATCAAATGAAATTTTCATTCTATTAGCCATGATATTAATATGGTTCATTAATTGATCCATAGCTTCTTTTGCATCGTTAAGTTGTTGATTTAGATTTTGTATCTTTATAGCTTCTGATTCATCTATAGAATTCTTAGCCTGAATAGCTACAATAGAATTATTCAAATCCATCATCTGTTTATTCATAGCTGACTCTTTATTTCTAAGATTAGCTAGATTTGTTTCTAAGTTTTCTTTAATACCAATATTTTGAATCTTGGTATGTAATGTATTGAGTTGAGATTTATATACTAAAGATTTTTTATTTAGAGTCTTATAGATATTATTATAAACCTCCAGATTATCAATTATATTTGAAGCAAATCTTTTTCTCTCCGCAGGTTTCTTATCTCCTAATCCACGATCATCATTTGAGAGTTTTGATAGTGAAATATAGTTGTTATCTAGCTCAAATTCAGAAAAAATAATATCTTTGTAAGAAGATATGTTACCATTTGAATTTAATTCAACATTGTTCTTTTTTATATAAGCTTTAGTCGTCTTTCTACCACCTTTTAAATCAGATGCAGAAATAATTTGTATTTCATAGATATTTGATTCATCTCTTAATACTAAATATTTCTCTGCATCCTTATTAGGCGTGAAAGAAGACGATGGATCTGGAAAGATATTTAATGCATTCTCTAATGTAGATTTTCCAGTACCATTGGCACCACAAATTAAAACAATATTATGCATACATCTTGAGAAGTCTATATCTACAACATCCAGACCCATACCATTATAGAAGCCTATATATCCAGTAAACCTGGCTCTTATATATCTCATATAAAAATTCCTCTTTCATATTATTTATATAAAAGTTTTTCTGCTTTTATATTAATAATAATCGTAAGATCCATCTGATCTGATCTCTTTACGATTTAAGAAGTTATCAAACTGCTGACCAATAGATGGATCTACAGCAACTGGATACATTCTATTTACGTTGACAGGATCTCTCTTCCAATCAATAGAATATACTCTACCACATTTTGTACATTTAATATGCTCAAATGCAGCAATCTCTTTTCGAGTTTCTCTTCCAAAAGCATCCACAAATCTAAGAGTTCCTTCTCCTCCACAGTGGACACAAACATTTCTCTTTTCAAATGTTACTGGATACTGAACTTTCTTTACATCAATATCCACATTAGTTGCAATATTTAACAATGCTCTTAAACCTCCTTTAGCAATATCCTTAAATCCAATTGATGATGATGTAGAATCTGGTATAGGATATTTTGGTTGACAAATAATTGGTAGTATTGTGTTATGCACGACGAATTGATTTAAGTAATAATCATTCAGTGCTATACCGTCGTGGTACATATTTGTATCATCCTCCTTTCGTATTTATAGTATATGATTTCAGATAATAATAGCAGATGAGGGTTAAACCTCATCTGCCTCTTCTGCACAATTTAAGAAATTGTAAATATCTCTAGATATACGAACTCTATCATCTGAAAGAGTAATTCTATTATTGAAGAGTAGATAAGTTACATTTGCTTCAATAATATCCATAAGGATTTTTCCTATCTTATTATTATACTCATCTTCTTCATATTTCGTTAAGAAATCTAAAGGAATTAAAGGAATATAATCTTTGGTAGTTATAACATTTCCTTTTATTACACATCCTTCAATAGATGAATATAAATCAATTACGATTAATGATATATAATCAAATATGAAAAAAGCATCTGATATACTGATTTTATCTCTGAGTATAATATCAGATTTGTAATTCAATTGGTCATTATCTTTATTCATAGGAATATTATAAGACTTACAAATCTGATTTACATCATATTCTGCAATTTCAGAAAATAACGATAATACTAATTTAGTATTTTCTGCTTTAAAAACAGATCTATCAATAAATACAGATAGAATATCATAATCGATATCATATGTCTTTGAATAATATTTTGAATGGAATAATTTATATCCACTAATATCATCAAATATTCCATCAATCGTATATACAACCATTTGAGTATTATTATTTATTCTCAAACAAACTCTACTCAAAGAATCTGTAAGCAAAGATCTATTCTTTTTTCCATCTACAGATAATCCAAAATAATATGCATATTCTTTATCAAGAATAGCATCAGATGTAGGCTTTGGATTATTATCTTTAAACAAAGATAATCTTAACTGAGATAATCTAAGTGAAGTTCCAAAAGATCGATCTATATATTTAAATAAATCTACATCATCAGAGCTATCAAATACGTTGTATAAAGCAGATTCTGTTTTATAGTCATAAGTGTAGCATCTTAAATTAGTAATCATATTTAATTTCCTTTCTTTATTGTAGTAGATGGCTCTTGATAAGTAAAATCACTCAGCTCACCAGAAGCCACAATCTTAGTATCAATAAATCTACTAATAGAAGCAGACTCTGATAACTGAGTGAATTTTGTTCTTTTACCATTCACTACAACTGTACCTGGAACGAACTTCTTGCCAGTAGAACTTAATATATTATTCTTCTCAGCAATCTGCTCGTCTGAATATAAAAAGTACATTGTAGCCATATTATCCTCCTTAATTATCTCTAATCGTAAATAAAGATTTTGGTTTTTCTACTTGCATTTGTTCCAGTTTTGCCTCTGAGCAAGTATAAGTAATACTTGGATCATTCAGATTTTCTACTGGACAGATTACTCGATTGATATCCAACTCTTCCTGAACAATTCTATCTCTATTAGGATAAAACTGCATATTCATTCTAGGAGAATTATTATTAAATACAACAGGAGATACCTTTCCTTCAAAATAACTATCCTGAATTGGTTTAAATTCTGATCTCCAAGAATTAGGTTCATTATATTCTGAGAATGAATTATCGGAACCATACAACTTTGCCATAGGACAAATCATTCCAGACATTCCTGGATCAGAAGCTGAAGATGCATCAAGATCAAGAATACCTACATGGCTTGGATCTACATAACGATAGATTGGCTGAATACTAGCTCCATCCTCACCTAATCCAGAGATACCTTTATAAGTATACTTTAATGCAACCATAGCATCCATATCATTTACAAGGTCTCGATAAGATACCAAGTTTGACATTGATGCAGATGAAATCTTCTGTAATACCAGCATTGGATTTGTATAAATAGCTTGCTCTACTTTCTTTAATGTAACCTTTGTTCCTAAGTCAGATATTCTATGAATACCTTTATTCAACTTATTTGCATAAACAGCAGCTACATAATCTGGAATACGAATCCTCTTCGTTCTTACATCAACATTTTCTTTTACTCTTAATTTAGAGAATTCTCTTAAGAGCCATCTCAACACACAATAAATATCATATTTATCACATTCTGGAAGATGAAGATCCTGCTTTGTAATATTATCATAGATTCCTTCTACAGAATCAAGTACGAAAAGACCTTTATCTACACTTGCATTTTTAAATGCCATACCAAGATTTCTTAACCAGAATCTCTGATCAAAGATTACATTGATATTTGATTCTTTCATAATACCATCATAGATAGTACCAACAAAACTCTGAACCATAGCATCCTGAAAACAAGATATAGGACAACTGATATAAATACCATTCTTTTCAAAGCAATAATAATTTGGATCTAATACTGGAGATTGTGTAATTGATACACAACGAATTCCTAAGAAAGATGCAGTACCATATAATCCAAATCGAGCAAGCATATAATAAATACAGTTTACTGTATTATTGAAAATGATAGACTGATATTCTATCAGCTTAATCTGTTCACCTGTTCCTACATCTGTCAGAGTATTGAATCCTCTAAAGATACGAATAGGCATAAACATTGTTTTCATAGTTACTGTATCTACCTTACTATTACTAGCAGTAGAGTTATTATAAGTAGAACCATCCACAATCTGGAAAATTGTAGCATAGTAATTTCCACTTAATTTGAAATAATAATTACGAGTAAATCTTGGAACTGCTATCAGAACTTCTAATTCCTTTTCTGGATTAACGACATCGACTGTTTTTCCATTATCATCCTGACGTTCAATTCCATTATGACGTATCAACCAAATAACTTTAATCAAAATCATATCTGTATCACGAATATTGATAAAGTCATATACATTTGGAGATTTATCATTCTTTTTCTTACGTTTTTCATCATGCTCCCTAAGAGTATTATAGATTTCCTCATAATCATAAATTGGGGTAAATGATAAAAGTTTTAGAGTATAGTACTTATCTCTCTGACAAGAAGTTACTACTTCACGAATAGCTTCTACAATTTCATCATTATCTCTTTTAAAGAGCTCTGGGTTAAATTGTTCTCTATGAGTTTCATTGAATTCCCTCATAAATTGTGCTTGATTTAACTGATTCATTGTATCCTCCAAATCTTTGTAATAATATATTATTACAAAATTTTAAAAAGAAAAATTATATATCTTCAGTATCATCATCATTTCTATTAAGATGAATAATATTATCCATATCAATAGGTTTTGTTAATGATACTCTAATTTCTCTATTCATAGGATTAGGTACATCTTTATCTCTATCTTTAAGAATTAATACCGCATCCATATCACAGTTCTCACAGAATCGTTTAATAATCTTGAGAGTTGCACTCTCTAATTTAAGCTGACGTTTATCATTTGGATAATTATCTCCAAATCTACCAGCATATTTATCAATATCAATATGCTTTGAATTAAGTGCTGTTTTCAAAGCTACCATTTCTGGTTGATCTGTTTCCTTAATAGGAATATTTGTAATATTATCTGGAGTTGTAATGAAAGGCTCATCAAGTCTTTTTGCAATTTCACCAGATTTAATCAAATTACCAATATCTTCTCTATTAGACATATGCACTGTATTAGTTGGTACATATCTCTCAATAGTAGTTTCATCTGGATAATTAAAGAAATCAACACATCCAGCATCATATACACCTGGACTAATTGGATTTCCTGAATACTTACCTTTTATAGGTAATATAATATCTTTTCCTCTACAATTAGCAGATACAGCAACATCTGTTCTACCATTATACATATCGAAATTTTTACCATATTCATCATATGATATTACGTCATACACTTGTCCATTCGCTGCAGATTTAGTGACAGACAAATAAGCAGGTTTCATTTCCATTAGAATTTTCTCCTTTAAAAACAAAAAAGAATATTTGGATAGTTTTTAAGACTAAAACCAGGAGCACTTTTAATAAGTACACAATAATGGGTAAGTATGACATAACTGAAGAAGGGATTAGATTTTTGTTATGTTATTTGTGTACTTATTATAGTAACTCCTGGTTATTATTCTTTATTCTGAGAAATGATTAATTATTTCTCAATAGCTGCATCATCTTTAATGAGGTTCTTGATCTCACCATCAGCCTCTAATGCGAATACTTTCTCATTAGATTCAATAGCAACTCTTGCCTTAAACAGTCCATCACATTCGATTCCAACTGTCTTATCCTCAGCTGCATTCTCATCAAGCCATTTCTTAAGCTGCTCAAAAGCACAAATGATACAGTTTACAAGACAATCAACGTTCTTGAATCCCATACCATACTTCTCACCTGCAACTGCTCTGAAATAAGTATGTGACTGTGGATCTGAGAACTCGATCTTCAGTGCATTCTCTGGAATATCCTTCTCATCAAATGACCAAATAAGACTCCAGTTACCTGGCTTACTTGCATCTTCATTTGGGAAGAACTGTACTACTGATACTGCTACTACATTCTGCTTAAGATCTCTGAAGATTAATGCTGTTGGAGCATTTAGAGATTTTGCATGATTTAATAAGTTTGCTGATCCAGTAAATACTGTATCAAACATCTTATCAAGATGCTCTGGTGCAAGATCGAGATTTTTCTCCTCGAATAATACCTTGCTGTAGTTTGCTGGTAAAGTTGTATCAAACAACTTTGATAATACTTCTGACATGTCATGTCCTCCTTATAAGATAAAATAATATTATTTTGTGATAAGATTTATACCTATCAAGTATATAATATATGATCATATTATATATTAAACTTCAACATAGTTTCCCATGTTAGCTAAGAAGTCATTGATAGGTATAATCTTGATACCTGGAATAGATTGAGCTTTTGTAACTTTAGAGCTACTAAAGCCTTCATATGGGATTAATAAAATATTTGTCTTCTTTGTTACAGAAGAATCATCTGCATCATACCCTGCATTACAAAGTTGTTCCTTTAACTGTTGATTTCTAAATCCTGTAAATCTAATCTGACCTTTTACTGAATCAGCTTGACCTTTAGAATTAATCAATTTACAATTATCCAAAATGAAACAGATATCTGATGCAAAGAAATCAAATTCATTAGCAATTGTTTTTGCAGTTACTGTATTTCGTATACTAGGAATAGCTAATCCTAATACATATTCCATCGAACTACCATTTTCAAGGCAATCGAGATACATATCAAATAACTCTTTTACAGTTATTGACTGTAAAATTGATTGCCATTTCTTTCGAGCAATAGAAGTAAATCCTAAAGCTCCCATAATCATATAATCCTGTATAGGATCATTTAATAAAGATTGCCGTACATCAGCAAATGCATTACCATCTGCATTTCCTAATATTTTTATTAGCGTTTCTCTATTATATTTAAATAGATTAGCAAAGTGATCACATTTCAGCAACTTAAAAGTTGCTTCCGCAAATCCCTTTATATTTAACTTATCAAACATATTTACCATACGTTTAATAGATCTTCCTGGACATTCAGGGTTTGGACATAATAAAGATTTTCCAGAATCTGATATAACTAATTTTGTTCCACATACAGGACATTTATCAATTACATCAGCAATTGGATTTGGATTTTTCCTATTATGCTCACATTCTACTCTTGATACATATGGCATTACATCATTCACATAAGTTACATTAATGAAATCTCCATACTTTAATTGAAGATCCTGGAATCTCTTTAAAGAAGATCCAGTAGACTTTGTATGAATTGTTCCTAAGAATTCAACTGGATCATAATGAATCATAGGAGTGATATTACCATGCTGCCCAATTTCGTAAGTATATCCTCTGAATATTGTTTGTTTCTCTAATGGATTGAATTTTACAGCTACAGAATATTTGTTGATATAATTTACTCTGCCTAACTTTGCTCTTATATTCTCATCCAAATAAGATACAACTATTCCATCATACATGAAATCTAATTGATCTCTAGCAATCTTAGCCTCATCAGCAAATGCTTTAATATAATACAATAATTCTGGAATAGTTCCTTTGAAATAACAATATCTCAAAGGTTCTCCATGAGATATAAATAATTGATTCAATATCTCAATCTCCTGCATTCTATTATCTAAATGGAAATAGAATTGATCTCTATCCAAAGCTAATGGAACAAGAGTAATCAGATCTCTGAATTTATATGCATCAGAAGCTCCAAATAATCCAATAATTGCAGTTCTGCCATTTGCATATTTTCTTCCACGTAATTGGTTGAACTTATATAAATTAGATTTTGTAATAATAGCTTCAAACTTAACTCCAACAGGTTCTTCACCAATCATATATCCAGGAGCATGTTTAAATTGATATCCTTTTAGAATTGGAGTAATATCACTTGCTTCTCCAATACCAGTATCTCCTCTAGTTCTTGCAGATACAACTTCCATTCCACAATCTGCTTCTACAGAAATACCATCATATTTCAATTCAACTACAATCTCTAATTCTTGATCTGGTCTAATAATTCCTTTCTTAATATGCTCTTGAAAGAAATCTCTTTCCAAAATAGCAACGTTTGGATCATCAAATACTCCAGCATCAATAGCATCTTGATTTAATACAAATTTACACTTATCCAAAGTTCCTACAAGAGTAGGATGATTATGCTTTGTATTATGACTTCTCTTTCCAATATACTGGCTATCAAATGTAACTGGACACAGATAGAAATCTCTTCTATCTACAAACCATTGTCCTTTAATCATAATATGATCTCTCACATACTGATGAGTTTCATCTCTTTCTGGATTATCATAAAATACGATTGGACACTCTGCAATCTTTCGTGGATTATCCAGATCATTCTCTATGAAATCTCTAAACTCTACAACTGCAGATCCTACCTGAAAATGTGGATCATACTTCTTATACTTCTCAAGAAGTAAATCATAAAATCCATCTTCGATTGGTAATACCGTCATATCTGTTCTATTGTACAGCACATTACAGATCATAATAATCTGTTTCAATTCTTCAATTTGCTCTTTATTTAACTCTGGAATATTATAAATATTCAAAGCTTCATTATTCAAGAACTGAATATTCTCTACTGTAAGAACACTAGCATTTCCAACCATTAATTGATCAAATAAATACTTTATATTCATTTCTTATCCTCCTATCATAATTATAGTATATTTCTGATTTTAAATTTCTATCATAAATGATGGTTGATTACGAACAAAAATGTCTACAATTGGAGATACAATAATCATTGTATTTAAATCTTCACCACTTTCCTTAGCATCCAGCATTATTTTTAAATAATTATTACATATATACTCTAATACATTTTCAGTATTTTTATCTGGATCTCCTACTTCTTTATCGATAAATATTCCAAATGTAAAATCTGTTTTTACATACATTATGTAAATCGAATCTATCCAAAAATATACATTGGAAGTTAAATCAGAATTATTATTATTGATTATAGGTTTTATACTTTTACATATACGATCTTTATATGATGCCAGAATAATATCTATATCATTTTGATCTATATCATTTATAGGTTTAAGATCACTATAGAGATTTTTATCATTTATAGTTGCATCTATCTTATTTCTATATAAATTATTACTTATATCTGGAATAGCAGTTCCTTTTGGAACTATAGGCATAAAAGCCAAAGAAGTTCTTACAATCATTATAGTATCATATCTCCTTATCATATTTAAAGAGGTAGGAGAGAAAATCTCCTACCTCTATTTATTATCTTTTGCCTCTACGACGATCTATACCTTCGAAACGTACAGGACTAACTGCATGACGTTTCTTTTTCAGCTTCTCAATTCTTTCACGCTCTTTAAAGTCTTTCTCAAAATCAAAACTCTTTCTCTGATTTTCAGGTATAAAGTATACAGGAACTTTATAGATATCATGATCAAATGAAACTGGACTAACCGTAATCTTTGTAATATCTTTTGGTTTCTTGATAAACATTAATCGTCTACCAATTGCTTTCAGATATGTATTTGCAATTTCTGCAGATCTATTCTTAGAATTACTATCAAGCTTGATATCAATATGGAATGGATCTCCAGTATACATCTGTTCTACTAATCTTCGTCCTTGAGGAGATAAACTATGAATCATCATATTAGCTATCAATGGTTCTACACCAATATGAGCCATATTATTTGTCTCCATATTACCAAATCTAATAGGAGTATTTGGATATAGCTCTCTGAAATCTTTCTTTACTCTAGACTTAGTATTCTCGTTTCTAATATTAGTAGCAGATAATGATGTGGCAGAATATTTTTCTTCTGCAAACTGTTTTAATCTGAATAGATACTGTTTACCTACAACTATTCTTCTTCGAGCAGGTACATAACGAATATTGCCATCAGAACCAACTAATGGAACTTCAACTTCTGTCTGTTCTACCCAAGGGAAAATCTTGTACAACTGTGCTAACTTATCAATTGTCATTACATCTGTCAATGGCTTCATAGAAAGATGAATAGATCCAGAATTTACAATAGAACCAATGAAGAATGCTAATTCATCATAGCTCATTTTTTCACATTTCTCTTTCATAAATTCTGCCTGTTCAGGTGCAAGTACACTAATAAATTTCAGAATCATTTCATAAGCTTCTTTTAATTGAATATTATCAGAAATGATCTTATCGATTATAGAACTACCAATATGATTAATTGATAACTCAAAGCACTGTCCTACATTTTCACGGTTAACCATAGTAGAACTGTTGAAGATTACATCAACATATTCCCACTCACCTTTACCATTCTTAAATCTAGGCATCATACTCTGAGGCCAGATACAAGATGCAACTCCTTTTCCACCAAATCTATTTGCACTCTTATCTCCAGCTTCCATTTGCTTTTCCTCTAATACATCAATCTCAATAGAAATATTAGAGAAAGGTCTCTTATCGATATATGGATCATTATTCATTACTCTCTTAGCAGTAGCAAATAATTTCTGAAGATCATAAGTCATCTTTACATTTGATGAAGCATATGGTAACAGCACTTGTACAATTTCCTTATTGTATCGCTTGTTCTCCTCATAGTACATCTTAAGTTGGCTATAATAGTGAGAATCGAGAATCTCAGGATTATTACAATAAACCTTAATATCGATAACACGACCATGAACTCTCTTCTTTTCATCAGATATCATAATATCTCTTAATCTATTAATAGATTGAGTAAAATATGATTCTTCTTTCTTTTCCTTTCTTAATGCAATTAAGTTTGCATCAACAACTTCCTCTCCAATATCTGGAATAATCTTATAATGAGTATCATCACCATAAATATTAAGGGGGATATCATTATCATTTATCTTAATCTCTACTGGATTAATCAAAGGTGATGTAAGTCTACCAGCTGCTACATCAGAGAATACCATCGAATCCTCCATATTATCATCCAATGCAAGATAAGCAACATTAAAGTTTACTCCATCTTTTCTATTATTATATTCATCAAATGCTAATGATTTCTGAACAACTGTATTCTCAGGAATTATATCTCCTACATTTAAGCTGTCAAGATATTCATTATTATATAAATATCCATAAGACTCTGTAATATAATGATATGAAATTCTTTCTACAACATCAAGAACTCCAGTTTTCATATCTTTTACTATAATCCAATAGTGATGATTTGGTGCAAATGAAAATTTGCTGATTTTTGCTACTACCTGATAATTAGAATCTGCTCTAGTAATAGAACTAGAATAATCTCCGAATCTAATTTCATATCCAGTTTCAAGTATAGCTTTCTCACCATTCATCAATGGAAACACATGATCTCTATGCACATTATGCATTAACTTTCGAGCACCTGCATTACAACCGTTGAATGGTTGCATGAGACCTTTTCCTAAAACTTGTTCCATTGATTTAAGATTTTTTGTATTCTCTTCAATCTGCTGTGAGAAATTTAATCCAGCCATTATTCAATCCCCCTAGTCTGCTTTGTAGTATACTGTCATTGTAATCGATCTGTGACTACCATCTATATCTTTGATATTATCAAACACAATCGTTTCTCTATGATATTTATCATAATTACCTGGAAAATAAAAATCATCATAGATTTTATATTTGAATTTTCCATATTCTGTTGTATACGGATTATCCTTTGTAGTATCATTTAAACTAGTATCCTTTTCAAAAGATAAACGATTCAGACAAGGTACAATAACCTCCAATGTTGTACCTTTTTCTTTTCTTAATTTAAGTTTTCTATCAATCCTAGGTAATAATATATCCAAGAGAGATACATCAAACTTAGTTTTCTCCATCTTGAGTATTTTCTCCTTTCATATTTTAGATAGAGGATTGCTATTCAACCCTCTATCATTTATATAATATATGATTAATTATATTATTTACTCTCTACTTCGTTAGTTGCGAATCCTTCGATCATATTTGAAATATTTACTGAAGCTGTAGAATTATCTTCAGATGAAGATCTTGTATCTGATAAGAATTTTACCAAAACTCCATAACAAGCTTTAGCAAATGCTTTCTGTAATTCTGATGATTTTTCCAAAGTATCTTTAAAATTCTTCTGAGAGAACTTAATATCTGGAGCATCATCAAGATACTGATAAGCACCAGCACCTTTGAAAATTCCTTCAGTTTTAAGAAGCTGGAATAATGACAAGATATCATCAAATCTTCCCTCTGTTTTATTAAAGATCATAGGAATAGATCTCTTAGTAGCATTAGTTCTAGATTTGATTAAAGTGATATTTACAATAGAGCCATTAATTCCAAATCCCTCAGATTCTTTTAATGTAATTCCATCATCAGCTCTAAACATATTGTTTGCAAGATATATAGCAGCTTTACCACCAGGTAATCTTTCACCTTGCTTTAATCCAGAAATCTGAGCTGCTTTAGGAATGAATCCCATCTGAATCTCATCAAGAATATGATTTACTGTAAAAAGAATTATATTTGCATCTTTTAATAACTGAGTAATCTTTTTAATCAGCATTGTATTTGATTTTGCAATACTAGAAGCTGACATAGAACCACCAAGCTCATCATCTTCTGCTAATGATTCTGGAAGAAGCATTGGTAATGAATCAATCATATAGAACGTAGGAACTAACTTAAAGATTCTCTGTCCATAAGTATCAAAAAGACCTGTATCATATTCGAAATCTTTTCTGTTCTGTAACTTGATATCGTGTATTGCCTGAATTCTCATATATAGATTTTCTGTTGTAATACCAGAGTTTCTAATATCTACATATTTATTTATCTGGTCAGAGTTTAATCCTAATAAGAACTCTTTTCTTACATATGGAAGAGATCCCTCTATATCATCAATATAGATACCAGTTGGTAATCCTTTCTCAATAAAAGGTCTAGCTTCATTTCCAATAATCTGAGTTGCTAATGTAGATTTACCACTACCAGACCTACCAATAATACTATTTGCAGAGCCATCTACGATACCAGTAGAATTATAAGTAAACTTACGATCTTCTGAATCTACGTGAACGACTGTTCCGTTAAGATAATCAATACCTAAGAATCCTGTACTATACATAACATCAAATTCTGCTGATCTATTGACACCAGAATTTTTCATCTTTGAAACTTTAGATTTGAATTGTCCCATTAAATCCATCATAATTCGTTTAAACACTCCTATCTAATTAGTATTTTATCTATTACATCATTTAATATAAAGTTCCAAATATAGTAATTTACGACAAAAAAGAAACCAGATGTAACTCTGGTTTCCTTCTTCCTATTTAAGGTCTTCGATTTTCATAGAAGACATTTCGTATCTTCTATGTATTGAACGTACTCTTTTGCTGAGCAGGTTCAATCTTCTGAAATATGATTTTTTAACTCTTGCTGCACAGCAGCAGAATATAAGTGATATCCAAATTCCTCCAAATATCAGTTCATAACAGAACAGATATAAGGAATCTAACTTGGTCATATTAAACCAATACCAGTATATACCTACTGGTAATGATGCTGCAATGATTGCATAAATTGCAACCATAGCAATTGCAAAAAGTAGAAATGATACAATCTCCTTCATTATCACTTTTCTAATTTTTTCATTTGTTCTTTTACTCATAAGTTTTTCCTCCTAATTGTTAAGATCTATATTATTACATATTTATTGTATATAATTGAATTTATGTGTTTTACCAAAAAGAAACCAGTGGAGATTATTTCTCCACTGGTTCTATTCTTTTTATTCCATTATACAATAGTCTACATTCTTTTGATAGTCTATTATAATTTATATGACAATCATTTGCATATTTACATATCACGCATATAGGCTCATTCATTAGTAATTCTAACGGAATATTAGATTCATTATATTCCATATAACTGATGTACATCCTTCACTCATATCTATCAATTTATTAGTATTGAATTTCTCTAGTGGATATTGATAGATATATAGTATAATATCACAATACCACACTGTACAAATAGTAAGATAAAATGGAGACATATATATCTTGGAGAATACTTGAATGACACAAGCGATTAATATAAATAATGCAATACAGATTCTCATACGATTATGAACTCTTATATCTCTTCTATCTCCAATATATTTACAATGATTAAAAATAGAAATTGGATATGTAGAGATCCAAATAGTAACACAAACTATCAAAATACTAAGATTATAATTTGATAATATAAATAAATCAGCAATCAACATCACTCTAGCAATCATTGTAAAAACATGATAAATATTTTTTATCTTTATATCAAATTCCATTCTTACTAATGAGATGATACAAATTAGAAATAAAATATTAAATACTATAAGTGGAATTATATTAGATGAATAGCTTGATAAAAATAGAGCAATAAATATGACTGCTATATTTAAAATCTGTGAAAATCTAATATTTGATAAAACCCTCGAGTAAAACTCCCGTCTAGTTAATTCCTCCATTGTGAATCCCTCTTTCATTTTTTATTGCTTTGTTTCTATATTCAACTTCATATAATCCATCCAGAATATATTGTATTGATGGTCTAATATATTCTGGATTATTTCTAATCTTTAAGAAACGTCTATAATCATCTTCAGAAAGAATAGTATGCTCATCAATACCCAATATAGCAAATAATGTATTGTTTGTATATTGTGTTACTTTTTGTTTTAGTCCTTTAAAGTTTACAGGTGAATTATAAGCGCTGGAGCAATATAGTGCAATACTTCTTCTTGATTTGCTTAATAATATCTTATAATCATTTGTGCATTTCAATTCATGCTTATGAGTATCAATATAATTATTAATATAATTTGCTGCATCAGTCTTCATGATTCTGACAGCATCCTCATAATAAGATTTATTATTTTCTCTGGATCTGCCATTAAGTTCAGCTCTGCAATCATTAGCAGTATCTACGATTTCTGAAATTTTTGTATAGATTTCATAATCGCTATATTTACCCATATTATTCTTTAACTCCTCAACAGCATTAAAAAGATCGTTAATATTTTTCATATTTTTCTCCTTTATTCATCATAATCATTATTAGAATTAAATCTGTATAAAATTCCATCTATAATTAATCCAAGAATATACCAATTATTATCATATATTGGAGTATTGAATTGATTTTTTAATCTATCCAAATCACAAATATAAAATTCGCCTTTAGAATCACTACCATATATCTCATAATGCTCTTTAATTTCTAAATATCCATATCCAGGATCTAAATCTTCTTTTTTAGTTGGTATAAACTTCTTAAATATATATCCATTATAAATTCCATCATTAAATATTTTATTAGAAATTGCAATAGCATCTGAATGATTAAATACATCCACAACATCATTTATTGTTTTTAAATTATTTTGATCTAATGAATTAATAATTTTATTTAAAAATGAGATAAGTGCAGAACAAATATATTTTACATCTGAATCTGATATACAGTGTTTCGGAATCAAAATATTGTAGCATTCATAATCAAATATAACTTTTGGTCCAAATCTCATAAATGCTTCGTAACATTTATTCTTATCATTATGAATTAAATTTATTGGAAGTTTCTTTATTTCTGAATCAATATACATCTTAAGTATAGATTTCTTATATTTTTCAGAATTAAGTTCTTGCATATATTTAGAAATCATATATGATTTATCAATGCCAAAATCAAAGTATACATATTCAAAATTATATAAGTTTGAAAATAATTTTTCTCTATCACTATTTATATCTTTATTTGTATCCATATTTATAGCCCTTTCTTATTTTAGTATCATAGTTATTTTCCATATAAATTCCCCTAGAGATATTTCACTCTAGGGGAATGATTTTATCTTTTTACTGCTTCTGCTTTAATGATAACCCCTTTGGATTTAATCATCTTAGTACCAGCAGCAATATTTGATTTTACTTTAATATCAGAAACTGCAACTTGCTCAATACCTTCACTTGTGAGTACACGAATAATTTCATTTTCGTTTACACCAAAGATTCCAAGAATCTCATCTGTAGTATCAAGTTTAATTGCATTAGATCCTTTACATCCTCTAGCATGAGGAGCAAATAAAGCTGCATCAAATCTATTGAACTTTCCGTTCTTTGTAGCAACTACAATATGTGTTGTATCTGGATAGATTACAGACATACCATTGATAGGTTCAGATACTCCCATTGCTTTAGATCCAGTTGCATTTCTCTTAAACAGAGGTACATCTTTCAAAGAACAACGTAATGCTTTCTTTCCAGACCAAATAGCAATGTCTAAGTTTGCTGGAACAAGTTCTACAGCAACTACTTGATCTTCTGGTCTTATCTTAGAATACATTAATCCAGACGGTCCAATATTTAAGAAATCATCAATATTTAATTTCTTAATTGTATTAGACTTTGTAACTACGGTAAGATAATGCTTACCATATTTTGGCTTTGATAATTCCTTGAAGTTAGGTTCATAGAATACATTGACAATATCCGATGTCAGATTCTTAATTAATATTCTGATATCTACTCCAGAAGAGTTTCTATCAGATATTGGAATCTTATGAACTGGTAATGTGAATACTTTACCTTTTGTATCAAAGATAATTAAGTTCTCAGCATTATCAACTCTTCTAATGAACTTCGGATTATCCTTACGGACAATTCCTACTTTATCCACATCTGGAATCTTTCTTACATAATTACGTTCTGTAATTACAACCTTGAAAGTTCCTGTAGGAATATCATTTGCCTTATCAGAATTGATTACTGTACATAATCTTGGAGTACTATATTTCTTTGCTAATTCTCCAAGCTCATCATAGATTTCTTTTCTGATAATAGATCCATCATCTGAAACAGCTGCAAGATAACGATTAATATCTTGCTCCAGTCTTGCCCTCTCTTCTTTATATCCTTTCAGATATCCAGCAGATAATCGAGATAACTTCGTATCAATAATGAATCGTGCTTGTAAGTCGGTAGTTCCACAATTCTTAATGATATACTCGACAATAGGCTCTGGATCTGTTCCAGAATACTTACGGATCATGTTTATAATCTGATCTAATTTCTTAGATGAGATAACTTTAACAAATGCATCCACTCTATGATGTCTAGTCATAACCTGTTGAAGTCGATTACAATATAATCTAAATCTTGTAGTAGTGACATCATCGATGAATGTATTCAGATATTCTTTATAAGAATATCTTTTAATATCAATACCATTTGGAGCTACTGCTTCAAAGTTTACAGAAACAGTTGTTTGAACTCCAGCCTTTGCATATAAAATTGCTTTTACATATTCTGGATCTGCTCCTTGCTTTAATTTAATAATGATATTTGGATGTGCATCTTTCAATACATTATTAAGATCTTTAATCATTGGTAACTGCTTATCAGAAATCATAGATAAAATCTTTTCATAAACTGATTCACAAGTAACCATATCTGGAAGAGAAATAATTCTCAGAATATAATTTCCTTTCTTATCCTGCTCTGTAATGATCTTTCCTCTTACCTTGAAAGATCCAGATCCTGATTCAGAAATCTCTTCCCAATTATTACCAATCAATTCACAAGGCTGAGCAAGATCTGGAATCAATACAACCTTATGTTTTGGATTCTTAATCAAAGCTCTGGTCTCTGCAACAACTTCACCAAGGTTATGACTAGGTACATTAAATATCATACCTACACCAATACCAAAGCTACCATTAATCAATAATAGTGGAAGTTTTGCTGGAAGATACTCTGGTTCTTTATCACCATTTCTTTTATAAGTATCCAACCAATCTACGATATTCTCAGATTGAGCTAACAGATCAATCAAAACATCATATCCAAAATTGGATAATGCGCACTCGGTGTATCGTTGTGCGGCTGCTCCTGCACCACCAACATTACCCCAGTTTCCTTTTCCATAAAACAATGGATACTTTGTCTTAAACCAATCTACTAATGTAACAATTGTATCATAAATTGAAGTATCACCATGTGGATGATATTTCTTCATAACTAAACCTACAAGTGATGCAGATTTATCTTTTAAAGATGGTCTAATTAATCCATCTTTATATGCACCATATACAACTCTTCGTTGTACTGGTTTTAATCCATCTTTAATAGACGGGATTGCTCTACGTCTATTGACCACGACTGAGTATTTTGCCTGGTCCTGTTTGTACATCTCGAGCGCTGAATGCTCGACAATCTTTTCTGCCATAATATTCTCCGTCTCCATTCGTTGATATTATTGGAACTATCAGTCCTGGCTCTCTAGCTTCCATTCCTAATGTTTCTGTTCCATCTTGAATAATTGTAAATTTAGCATAATGTCTACTATTATCCAGAGGTGGAGTCTTTATTTTCTTTCTAACAAAGATACTATCATTTCGAGATGATGGATCTGAAATAATAGTTGCTCTTGGATATCCAGATACTGCATAAGGATTGTTTTTAGCTAGATAAGCAAGTTGTGATAGTCGTATTCTTTGTCTTTCATTATTATTGTCTGAAAGTACAAATAAAGGATCTGTAGTATTTTGTTCTACTTTAGTAGATACTGGTTTAATTAATATTCCATATGGATATCGTCTATAATGCTTCATAGATCTTACAAATCCATCATTTGATAATTCATATCCATTAAATCCTGGAATATAAAACCAGTATCTAGGCTCATATATATTTAAACAATTTTCTACAGGAGTATATTTTCTCATAGCAATTTCCTCCTGAGATGACCTATTAATCTAACAGATCATCTCTAGTTACTGATGAAACTTCATTAAGAATCTTCTTTGAATTAGACTCATATTCACGAATAGTATTCAAAGTTTCTTTCATATCATCCATAGTATAACGAACAAGAGTACGATTTAATCCTGGATATAATGTAGATTCTGCAAGCTCATTCTCATCCATCTCACCAAGACCTTTATATCGCTGAATATTCTTAGGTGTTGACTCGTTATATAAAAGCATGATCTCATAGATTGTACATTTCTTTCCATTGATCAAATATCTAACCTGATCATTTCCTTTTATGATCTCCAAAATATCTCTACAATCCATAATGAATTTATCATTACAAACTATAAAGTTTGATTTGTCGATTACACCTTTTACAATAACTGTACCGCTTTTCTCTTTATATACATCCATAAAACGATACTTAGTTTTTATTGTCTTCTTAAGTTTATCATATTTGAAATTATCTTTTCCTTCAAGATAATTGAAAAGAACCAACTCTAATAAGAATGGATCTACAGCATAAGTATTTGCTACTTTTTCCAGATTGTATATATAATCTGTATTTCTTAAGAAGAATATTGTAACCTCTTTATTTGTAAGAGCTGCTTTCTTGATAGTTGTAAACTTATATTTCTCCAAGAATGTCTTTTGGATATATTTTACTATATCAATTTGCTCTGTAAAGAATCTTGATTTCTTTCCTTCTTTGATACTATAGAGAGGTGGAATAGCTTTATATAGCATACCAGCTTCAATAATCTGAGGGAAATACATAACAAACATTCTTTCCAGCAAAGCTGCAATATGAGCACCATCGACATCGGCATCTGCCATTATGATTATCTTAGAAACCTTTACATCTTCAATCTTGAATTTATGATAATCAGATCCAAGAATAATTCTGGTAATTGCTTGAACTTCGGCATTATCAAAGAAAGCTTGCTTTGGTTTCTTAAATGCATTTGCAATTTTACCACGAATTGGCATAAGACCTTGGCATTCAGTATTTCTACCTAACTCTACAGTTCCAAGAGCTGAATCTCCTTCGACTATAATTAACTCAATATCTTTATTGCCAGTTGGTCTCTTATATTTTGCTGGTAAATCACTAATTGGATTCTTCTGATACTTTGTAACGATCTTAGCTTTAGAACTTTCAGACTTCTGTCTTAATTCTGCCATTTCTTTAAAGAACTTTGCTAACTTATTTAAATCCTGAGGATTTGCTTTTGACCAATCATCAAGACCTTTCATTATAGTATCTTTACAGAATCCAAGCATATCTTCATTTGAAAGAATCTCTTTTGCCTGACCAGTAAAGTTTGGTTCCAAGTGAGCTGCTGAAATCATAATGTTTAAACCATTTTCAATATCAGCATTTGTTACTTTAATCTTGCTTTTACCTTTCTGAGAAGATAAATAGATATTATTCATATACAGATTAAACCATCTGTAGATACCCTCTAGACAACCCTTTACATGAGTACCATCTGCCGTAGGACAGAAGTTACTGAAAGATGTAATCATTGCATTCTGGGTTGGACCATTAATTTCATCTCCAGCATCATAACAGAATGCACATTCAATTTTATGAGTACCATCATCATTTGATATAACGATTGGTTTATTGATTGGCTTGTTGACCTTCATAATAAGATTGGTCATAATACCATCTTTATTTATAATTCTTTCAGTAAACTTCTTACCATTAATATCAATTGCTTCAAAATCCATATAGCTTCCTAATGGAGTTAAAGACATAATATTCTTGATAAGATGATATACAACTTTCCATTCCAAATTCATTTCTCCAAGAATCTCTTCATCAGGAATAAACATGATTTTTGATCCCTGTCTCTTTTCTTTATTTGGAATTGAAATTGGTTTCTTTGATACAGGATATCCTTTTCTGAATTCCTGTCTAACAGCTTTACCATCATATCTATAAGATTCTACTATAAATTCTTTAGACAAAGCATTTACAACTTTAGAACCGATACCATTTAATCCAGAACTATAATCATATAGTACTTTTTCGAAGTTCTTTGAAGTGTGCTGTGTTGTAAGAATTCTTATAATATCATCAAATGGAAATCCTAATCCATTATCCTCAACTATTACCTCTAATGATCTCTCATCATAACAAAATCGAAACCAGTTTGCTGGGCTAGTAGGATCAAGAATCTGATCAATAGAGTTTTGAAAGATTTCTCGCATCATATTTAATAGTCCACGACCATTAATAGGACCTAAGTACATACCAGGTCTTTTTCTCACGGAACTTACAAAATCTTTAATGGTTTTGATTCGATTTCCATAATTATTTATGGCTTCAATCGCACTTTGATCTAATTTAGCCATTTTTCTGTTACCTCCTAAGATGAATATATTATAAAATATGCTGAGTATCAGTCATACTTATTGGCAAGTTCATATAAATCTTTTTTATTAATATCTTTCTGAATGAATCTATATTCGATAGTTTACACACACTGAAGTGTTATAAACGAATATAAAAAACAATTCTCGTATAAACCCACGAGGTTTAAAAAATAAATTAGATTTATGTATTATTTTATAATATAAATTGTAATACTTAAAAGCATTAAAAGAGGTGGTAGAGATTTCTCCCTACCACCTTGAATCTTTTAATGATTTAAGTATTACACTGTAACATCCTTTGTCACTGTAGCTCCGACCTTAGCATCTGCTGTAGGAGCTGCTGGTGCTGTTCCTGCTGGTGTTGCTGTAGGATTTACTGGAGTTGATGTCTGGTTTGGCTGATAAGCGAATCCCTGAGTAGCTGGCTGATAACCCTGCTGAGGCATCTGGCTAGCGCCATTAAATCCGAATGGATTCTGCTGAGGAGCCATCTGTGGCATTCCCATAGGCTGCTGATATACTGGATTTGGATATCCTGCCATCATTCCTGGCTGAGCCATCTGTGGATTCTGCTGTGGCATACCACCCATCATATTTGGATATGGCTGCTGAGGCATTCCACCACCGAACATGTTGCTCAGGTTCTGAAGCATCTGGATACCACCCATGTTATTGTTGTTGTATGTCCATCCATTTACGTCATACTTAGCGAATGACTTAGATGCATACTTGAATAACTGTGGGATCTTCTCAATCAGTGGAATGATCTGGAAGTACTCTCTTGCTGCATCATGTGGAATATCTGTGTAGATAAGCTTGATTGTCTGTAAGATATCTACAACCTGATCTGTAGCTGCCTTGATGTCATCATAAGATGTGTTCTCATCAATTGGCTTGAACTGATAACCACAAATTGAGCAGTGAACTAATCCAGTTACTGGATCGATACTTAATGCATCTTTCATTCCATCAGCTGAACGATGGTTACAAGCGCCCTGTAATGATTCCTTCTCAGTAAGTCCTAAATTGAACTTATCTTTCTGCTGCTGAAGAGCCTTGATCTCCTCTGGAGATAAGACGTTCTGAATCTTAGGCATCTGCTGTCCGTTATACTGATAGTTTCCTGGCATTGCCATTCCGTTGAAATATGGGTTGTTCTGTGTTTGATCAAACATGTTTTTGTCCTCCTTTAGTTTTTAATATATTTGATCTTCTTTCGAAAGAAAATATAATCGAGAAGACTTACATCTTCTCGTTATATTCAGTATTATAATATATTATTATAAATTACTTTAGCCTGTAATTTTTTACTAATAATATATTTAAGCAAGATTACAGAGTAATCTGTGCTGCTTTATTTTTGCCAATATAATTGGCTTTGGCTTTCTCATAAGCTTCTTTCTTAGCATCATATTCCTTCTTATCTTCATCAGATAATTCAGAATACTCACGCCTAGAAAGATACTTAAAGCCATTAATATAGTCACCCGTAATAGGTTTTATATCTACGTTATGTTTATCAATTGTCAAAATTACTTTCATCTCATCATTAGATAAATCTAATCCTGCAGATTCAATGAATTTCTTAACCTGCTCATATGATCCAGCTGATCTAACTGCATGAATATCATCAAAGTTAGAACAGATAATTTCTACATTACCCTCATACTGTCTAGTAGCTCCACCATATGTACCCATATTACGGAAACATACAACCTGATTATCAGCATAATCAACTTTTGTAATTGTAGTTTTTCCATCATGTAAATATCGAGTACCTGTATCGCAATCAAATTCATATGAATGCATATCAGCTGCTTTTACAGCAGCCATAAATTTTTTGCACTGTTCTGGTGTCATAATTGCGCCTCCTTAATTAATATAATTTTTATATTTGAATAATAATCCAGTTATATCTACCAAACTACCAATATTACCACTAGATTTAACAATATTCAATTTATTCATTACTGTTTGATATACAGTAATTGCATTGGATAAAGCTGTAATATGATTTCCTAAATTAGGAATCATTGGATAATACTGATACTGAAAACAACACGCATTATAATTCATTATATTGATGTCCAGTTCATTTTTGATTCCTATGATTAAATTCTCTAAGAATTTCATATCAAGGAAATACATTCCTACTTCCTCATATTTAATAGATCCTCTAACCATATCTCTAACAATACGTTTTGCTTGTCTTTGAATATCTTCAGGACGCAAAGCTGCAATCCATTCGGTACCATTTTTAGAAATCTGTTGAGTGATATAATTAAAATTATTTGCCATCTTTTTTCTCCTATTTAAATATATTCAGATCCACTAAAATCATTAATTTCAAAACTTTCATCATTAATGATATTAGAGTTTTTAAGATAATTCATAAACTGTCTTACAGTTAAACTATCTTTTAACGGAACTGTTTCTGTTAATACCAGAGATTTATCAACGTCTATAACTGGAGCATTTGACTTTATAGACTCATAGCACATTGTTCTACCAGTTACTGCTTCCCATCTTAATGGAAACTCTTCATCAGTATTCTCATATCCCAAATCTGTATATAAGATAATATATTCTTTTTTCTCTGGATCTGTTGGAGAAATCTGATTAATTACCTTTTCATAATTTTGGATAAACATGGTTTTTGCTTCTACATTGACAAATATTACGTTGTTCAGCTCAGTGTAAATCTCAACACCATTAAAAGAATAGAATAATCTATTACCTCTTACATATTTGCCATTTTCTGTTGTTTTTAGAATAGCAAAATTATTAGGAGTATTTACATCTTTATCCATAAATACTAATGGATTTTCTTTGTATCCTTTCTCATGAAATTCTACAGGAGACATTGGTTTGTTTTGCTCATCATACATAAATTTATTCACCTCTTTTCATATTTATAATATATAACCTTAAGATATTTTAGAATCCACCTGACCATATCTTTTTCTTCTTTTTAACATAAATCAGTTTATTCTTTGCTCTTGTAATTCCTGTATAATTAAGTTGCTTTTGAATCTGTTGCTGAAGAAATTCTTCTATATACATGACATTATTATATTCTCCACCTTGAGATAAATGTGTTGTAAGAGCATAAGCATAATCAAAGAACTCCCCTTGCATATATTTTCTTTCATAAGAATTTTTCAATACATTCTTTTGATCTGCTGGAGCTGAAAAATACTTATAATTTACATTAATTCCTGGAAAAACATTTGGAGTTAAATCAGGTAGGAAATCAATATTAAATGTATCTCCTCTAAATCCAACAGGATTATTTAATACTGTACCACATAATCCATTTGCCAAAGCAATACCATCAATATTAATATCCCAGTTATTATTTCTACAAATTACACGTTCTCCAGCATGTGGTAATATTCCATGAAATTCTGCAAGATTCCTTACATAATTATTCACAGATTCTCTTGTTTTATTTGTACCACAGCATGTACAATCAACACATCCAAACATCTGAGGAATAACTTCATCTTCATCTATAACCAATACATCATTTCCATATAGTCCATTATGAATTGGTAATCCATCGATAACTCTATTAGCTAGATATATAATTGGATTATCTGTAGATTGTCTCATTAATTGAGTAAGGTGATGTATACCATATCCAGTTAAGAATCCAGGATCATCTCCAACTGGTGGTAACTGATGAGCATCACCACAAACAATTGTTTTAACTCCAAATGATAAGATATCTTGAACCATATGCTTTGGAACCATATAAGCCTCATCGATAAAAAATAAACGAACGTTTGGATCTATGAATTTCCTTAATCGAAATTCTCTCTTTTTAGCAGGAATACCAAATCTAGCAGTTATAGAATCATCAGGATTAAAAGTTTCCACAACTTCATATAAACTTGAATGAATAGATCTAGCAGTAATAAATCCTTTCGTTCTCATAATAATAGAAGCTTGACCAGTATATGCCATCGGCATATACTGGTGATAAGGTAAACCTAATTCATTAAGAATTGCTGCTATTAATACTGATTTTCCAGTACCTGCTAATCCATCAATTTCAAATAATTGCTCTGAGCTGTTGAGAAACCAATTTACAGCTTCATTCTTTATTTTCTCTTGACCTGGATTTAGCACTATATTCATTTTTATTTCTCCTTTTCTTTAGGAATATCAAAGTTTGATAAATCTACTTCTGAACCAGATATAAGGAATATACATTCAATATATCCAAGATATACATTGTAGTAGAATTTAGAAGCAATTTCTCCTCTTCCAACAGTCTTTACAACCACCTGCTGTTTTGTGCGAGTTTCATCATCAAATACATAATGAGCAATGTATCCTTGTAATAAATCTCCATCATCAGAATGCTGAGCTTTATCAAGATACATTCCAAACAGACAAGCCATAAGAGCATAATTCTTATCAGGCTCAAATATAATATCTCGATTACCTGCATATACAGGAGCACCATTAATAGATGCCTTTAATAATCTCTCTTTAAATTGGATTACGTTTCCTGTATCCTGATCATATACATATTGATCAGGTCTTACTGATAATCCAATCTCATTAAATAAGTTATAATTTAAATCGTCTATAGACGAAAAAATCATCTTTCCATTCATTGAATAGTACATAATTTATATCTCCTTTTTTAAAAGTTGTTTAGTTGTTAACCGAAAAACACTATATTAATTATAGATAGGTTTAGAGAGGTGTTAAAAATGAGTTCAGATAGAAATCCTGAAAATTTTTATGAAAATAATATATTCAATTCCATTGAAATTGCAGAACTTGCAGAAGATGTAGAATGCTCTTCTGTAAATCTTATATCTGGTATCCAAGGAAAATTTTATATTAATTTATTAACCCCTACAGAGAAAACTGATAAATTAAAATTAAGACAAGTAGGTACAGAATCTACAACTACAAATTATCTTGTACTTAATATACCAGGATACTTAGTAATACCTTTTGCAAATTTATCCATAGAAACTCTATATTCACAAGGAAAAGTAATTAATGAAAGTAATGGTGATCCAATCAATGTATTAACCGTTAAAGATCAAACGTTTACAATTCCAAAAGGAACAAAGTTTTTATTCTGTTTCTTTGGTGGGCAATTAGAGTATCATCGAATAAAAATTATAGGAATTTACTAGGAGGTTTAATAATGGATGCAAAACGTAAAAAAGCTGAAGAGCTTATATACAAAGTAATGGATGCAGCTGATAAATCACATACAAACTCAGATTACTATAAAAAGCTATTTGCTTCAATGAGCGATAAGGATTTTACAGAATTCTGTAAAAGAAGATTACCTTTCAGATTCCACATTCAAGCTTTTAATGTTGAGCCAAAGATGTATGAAATTATCGAAGGATTCAAAGTTCTTAATAAGCCTTTAATTGAAAGGGTAAAACTTCCATATGTGTATACAAATGATAAAGGCGAGCCAATTGAAACAGAACCATGCGTAGTTATCTATATTCATCTGAAACGTATGAAACAGATGCTTACCAAAAAGAACCGTACTTCTATCAATACTGATAAGAGAGATATGAAGACTGGTCTTCTTACAGGTGAAGATAAAGGTGGTAAAGAGACAGATAGAGAGTTTGAGTCTCTTGCTACAATGGGACTTGATTACACAATGGATGAGTTTGCAAGAGCAAAAGCTGATGCTATGAATGCTGCATCACAGATGAGTAGTGAGATCTTAAATAAAGGATATGTTACAGATGCCGAGTTGAATGTTTCAAAAACAGATTCTCTCGGAAAGAATTTATTAAATGCATATCTTATTGGATCTCATATCCATTCTAACTTAATTGATACTGATTATATGACTCCATATACTGCTAAAAATAAGAAGCAGAATATCAAGAGAACATAAAAAATTAAAACGGGTAGGAGGTAACACTCCTACCCGATATTTTATGATAATTTATTCACTATCCGACCTCTTTCAACAAATACATTTGGTATCTTAATCTCACTTTCAACATTAGTAATCTTATTTACATAAGGTTTATCTAATGTGTATAACTGAGGCTTTCTCTTTTCAAATGGAATCTCTTCCCAATCAAGATGAGATAACTTGAATTTATTAATACCAAGTGTACCTGGAGTAGAAGAGCAAACAAATCTTCTACGAGTAACTTTAAATAATCCATTCTTTATAGTTTTATAGCTTATATACATATTGAATGGATCGCAACCTGTATTGCTTCGATTTACCAGATCAAAATATCTTCTAACTGCATTAAGATTATTATGGAATTCATTACAAATTCCTTTATTAATCTCAATTTCAATCTTATCAGTTCTGCCAGTCTTTGTTGGATTATCCGAGTTGATCCAATAATCATACTCACCAATTATCAGGAACGGCAAAATATCATCATCAGAGTCACAATCAGCAGGTTTAAATAAGCCACTTCTTGCAACTCCAAAATCAGCTACTAAGTAGCTATGCTTGAATAGCATATTAATATTCATATTATTGAATTTGCTAACCGCATCTTCTATATCATCAGTAGTATATACTGACTGCTTAGCGGATCTTACAAAATTTCCATCTTCTGTTTCTGATCCGAAAATATATAATTTCATATTATTGTCCTTTCTTTTTAGCATTTTCCAGAAAGCTATTTTTTGCATAGCCTTTTGCTTCTGGATTATTGTTGTCTCTTTCAACAGTATAATTTGATTTATCTGTTGTAGGGTCTGTATTACCCCATGTATCTGCTGGTTTACCTCCACCTAATCCTGATCTCCTATATGGATTAATTCCATATGGTGGACATTTCGTATAAGTAGATAGCTCAGCTGCAGCACAATACATATCAGTTTTTAAGATATTTACAAATCCCATGAATTTATCGATATCCAATGTTGCTACTCCATATTTATTCACTTCTATCTTTATACCTTCTTTAAAAGTGCCATTTTCATAGGAATATACAACTGGATCGAATCTTAAATACTTTGCTTGTGATTGAGCATAGATAACAGGTTCATATTGTCCTAGAACCAATTTATCATCTATCATTTGAAATGCTCTTTTATTAGCATCAAAGTACCAAGGAAGGATTTGCATTTCTATTATCCTGTTTAGCATTTCTACATCCATAGGTCTTAATATAAACCCATTTCCGAAGTCTTGCTTATTGTCTATGACGAAGAAATATGTCATATTTCTTTTTATAGATCTGACACGAGCAGAATACTTTGATGCCTCATATTCAGTTTCATAATGATAAAACTGTCTACCACCAACACGGTTCTTTTTTGCAAAAGTAACCGTGAAATTTAAGGTGATATCATTATTGAGATACATCAAAGTATCTGTTATTCTGTCATATGATTCGAAATCATCATTTCTCATCATTAGTTACTCCTTATGCTGTTTTTGCATCTTTCAGATTGATATTCGTCTGCTCTCCTGAACAAGTACGAATAATATCATCTCCAGAAACCTTATAAGACAGATTCTTAGAGATAATTACAGAAGTATCTCCAAATGCACAAAGTGGAGATATTACTTTATCATCAGAAACCAGACTAAAGTTGTTTACATCTTTAAACTCTTCAAATCTGAATCTTGCTCCATCTGCATGATTAGCTCTTGTACCATTTAAAGAATCCTTTACAATGATACTAAGATCATTCTCTAGTGTCTTGCGATCTTTCTCATCCAAAGCATCGAACCATCCTGTGTTTCCAAAATCTATATATCTATAGATTGTAGTATCATTGAAGAAATCCTTTACACATTCCATGAATTGCTCTGGAGTAATCTGATAGAACTTAGAGTAGAGAATGCAAGATGTGATCTCTGGATGCTTCTTAACATCAATGAATATTGTATCATAATTTCCATCAGGCTTAACAAAAGATCCAAGAATAGAAATTCTTGTACCACCAAGTATAACACCCGAATCTACAATATAGGTATCAACTGCATTGAAGCAATCTTTACGCACTACATTCAACTCGATATATCCATTCTTTGTTGTGTAGTAATACGGAACATCTGCTAGCAGACTTACAAATGCATCCTCCAATCTGTTGAACAATGTTTCAGATATTCCATCTCCACATTTCTTAGTTTCTGCTAGAGATGGCTCTTTAACATCAACAGATCCATCTTTCTTAAAGAATATTGGATGAATAAATCCATCCTCATCAACTCTAGCTTTTCCAGCTGCACTAGATACAACTTTATCAGACTCTGCTTCTTTCTGAATCTCAATTTCTTTTACTGTATTTACAGATCTTGCTGCCTTTGTTGATTTTACTTTATTCCTGAATTCTAAATCCATCAACTTAGCAAGCAATTCCTCATAACAAACTAAAAATCTTGTTGACTGGTTATCATAAGATGGATTCAAATTTGGATCATACTGCTTAATATTTCCAATAGGAGCCTTCTCATACATAACTCCATATCCAGTAAGATTAGCAATACCATTTACAAAGACCTGAGTTTCATCATCAGCTGCAATCAGATTTGCATCCTCATGAGATACATAATACTTTGCATAGTTAACCCATGCATTTGTCTTATTATATTTCTCAATAAGATCAAACTGGTTCTGGTTCTTTTCATTTGCTACCTTTGTGATCTTCTCAAATTCCTCCTGGGAAATAACATCAGATTCTACTTTTGAGGCTTTCTTTAATTCCTCTTTAGCCTTTTCCTCTTCTGTTTTCTTTGGCTCCTCTTTAGTAGCCTTCTTCTCTTCTGTTGCTTTCTTTGGTTCCTCTTTAGCTTTCTCTTCTTCTGGTCTTTTCTCAGCCCATACATTTTCGATTTGAAGACTTGCTTTCTCCTCTGCATCAGAAATAGTTTTTACGATATTATACACCGTATCTGCATTAATAAGGGCATCAAAAGCTGTGAATAAAACGTCTGTAGTTGAAAGTGTCATCATAAATAGTTTCCTCCTTTTATAATTATAATATGATGAAGTATCGTTTAAGACCTCTTAATTAGAAGAGGTCCAGTATCATTAATTCATCATTATAATATATAATTATAACTAAAATTAACTATTACTTTTTCGGAACGAAAAATACAGGACACATAGGTTCATTTTGATTAATTTGATCTTTCTTTTTAGGTAATACCTTATCAAAATCAAATCTTTTATCATCTAGAACGAATGGACACTCTTGATATTTCATTCTTTCCTCTTCTAATATTTTAGATCTTCTTTCCAACTCATATTGATCAATATGAGTATCAGAAACATCTGTTGCATATTTATTAAATACTCGTAATTTATCATTATAGAATTTACGAGTATATTTAAAACCAAGATCTACTAATTCTACATACATAGTCTTAGGATCTCTAGTTCTACCTAAAGTCTGCCTTGCAATAATCTCAGACTTAAAAGGTTCTGCTAAAACAATTGTCATTTTTAATCCAGGAATATGTTCTCCTAAACCAGCTGACTTAGTTGTTGTTAATAATAATTTCTTTGTTTCTTTTTCTTTTAGCTTTGCTGATTTATCGAGTAATGATGTAAATATACCAATATCCCCTAAAAATTCTGGATAATTAGTTCCTATCCAGTGGTATACTCTTAATATACCATCATTAGTTCCAATATACATCAGAATTTTTCCTTTACATTTTATAACCAGATCCATAATGACTCTAAGCATATCATAGAATGATGGTTGCTTTGTAATATAATCAATGTATTTCATTCTATCTAATCCATACATATTTCTACAAGCAGATATCTGTTGTGGAGTAGGTCTAGAATTCCATTTGATTGCCACATAAGAAGTATGAGGATCATTATTCTCATCAAATAAATCAATACTAGGTACATTCTTTAATGAGATTTGAAAGATATTATTTTCTCTCCAATTACTTCTACCTGGAGTTGCTGTCACATAGAATGTCTTAAATACATTGGTGAAGAAATCAATCATGAGCATATTAGCAAAGTTTGTATGAGCTTCATCAAAGAATTTAAGTCCAATTCCTAATTCTTCAAATAAAAGATTAATTTTATCCCATCCATAAGTCTCTGCAAATGATCTTAAAGTACCATGAGTAATTAAGAATATCTTTGCTTCTTTTGCTTTTCTTGATTTCCCTTGTAAAGCCATATTACAAACAGAAGATCCATTCATAAATAGAATATCTTTCATAGTAAGATTTGTATATCTCATAATTTCTTGAGCCCACTGATTTAATAATGTTGTAGATCCAGTAATTATTACAGATTTAATTCTGAAAAAGCAAATAGATGCAATTGAACAATATGTTTTTCCTTTACCAGTATTTAGATTTAGTGATAATTGAGCTAATTCATAATTGTCAGAATATTCATTAACTCCACACATGAATCTTAGAGCTTGTCTTTGTTCGTCATCTCTTGGTTTTGCTTTAATCAAAATATTATCAATAGTTTGATATTTGTGATGTATCTCACGTTTATAATATTTCTGCTCAAACATTCTCTTGATTCTCCATAAATCAATACCAGCAGGAATATACAATCTCTTATTATCTTTATCATAATACATTCCAAATGAATTAAATTTGTGGGTAACTGGATCAAAGGTTCTGAAAATATTTTCAAGCTGTTCACAATCACCCATAGTATAATTTGTAATACAGATATGAGTATTACTTACTATAATTTTATCTTCCATTTGTTCCTCCAAAAAATAAAGGATAGTTTTTGCACTATCCTTTATTATTAAATTGATTTTAGTTTTAAATACATGTAAAATCAATCATTTTCTTTTATTAATTCACCTTCCTGAAGAATATGAGTATTATCATAATCTTTATCCAGTTTAGTGACAATTAAATCATCATCACTTTTAACTTCAGAACCATAAGTAATAGAAAGAGTTCTAGATAATTTCTCAATATTATCAAAAGATGGTTCATATTCTGTAATACTACCATTCTTAACGACATATAATTCACATGCGCTATCTGCCTCGATATAGAAATATGAATAATCTTCAAGGTATTCTGCTATCATATGGATTACGTTTTCTATAACACCAAGCCATCCATATGTTGCGCAAAAGTCATTATTATATGACAAGCATCCGTTACTTTCAACAGTAATATCTTTTGCTGGTTTTGAACAAGTAGAGAAGAATAACTTCAATAGATCCAAATATGTCTCCATATTGTTTCCATTAGCTTTTATCTTAGGAATCTTAAATTCAACACTATTACTATCCTCAGCTTCAATAAACTGATTCAGCCTGTCAAATATTTTATCTTCCGTTCCTTCTTTTGTTTTAATTGTAAATTCTGTATTATAAACTGCGCCCATATTATTTCTCCTTTCTAATAATAAGCAAATCTAGATTTATCTGGTAATTCTTCTATTGTAGGTAATTCATTTACAATTCTTTCAAGATCTTCTATTGCCTCTTTTGGAATATCTTCATCTTGATTATTGTAACCAATACTTATCACTGCAGTTGATGGAGCTAAAGTGTAATTATTCTTCACGCTCCAATACTTACTTCTATTTATGAATGATTCTACATCCATCAACATCATTGTAGATCCATATGAATTGTAAATATTTATCTCTGATTCTGAAAGTCCTGCTGCTAATATTCCTGATAATACCTTATAATTCTTTCTAATAAGCATAGTTACAATATTAGCAAGCTTAGAATTAATTATAATTGGATTTACAGATACAGGTTTGTGTAAATCAGACTTACACTCTAAAAGTATAGTATGATAATTATATGAAATTTTTGGCTCTATAGCAAAATGATTTGATACCAATTCTACATGGAACTCTATTGTCCATTTATCTAATACCTTACCACACTTTGGACATATTAATGAAATTGATTTTTTCCTAGTTGGAAATATATTTCTTTTACTCATTATTTTCCTCTCTTTCTTTTTGACGGTAATTTTTGGATTGCAGAATATAATGTATTAATCTCATAATCATTACAAACTGTATTCTCAATCTTAGGATTAAATTTAACCTCTATTAGTCCAGAAGGTAATTTCTTACAATCCCAATCTGAATTTTCTAATTCTTTTGCCAACTTTGAATAAACAATATTATCATAGAATAATATTTCGTATGCATCATTTTTAAATATATTGATACTGAACCAATACCCTTTAGTAATCAATTCTTTACCAATATCTTTTAAAGCTTTATCTACAACTTTTATGTGCTGTATATTATCTTTTTTACAATTCTTACATTTTTGCTTTGTAGAATTAAAAGTAATAGCTTCATCATCTGGATATAGAGGTTCAAATATAGACTCATATCCATCATCTGTAATAATTCTTGTTTCGATTCTACCACTCCATATTGGTTCTCCACAATTAGGACAAAGAGCACAATAATCTCCACCTACAATATCTTCTCTCATATAGTATCATTTCCTTTCTAAACAACTACTGCATTACGAGGAGGAATATTATCTATACATTTCTCCAAATCTTCTACATCTTCTTCAAGACTTTTTGGAGAATGCTTATCTCTGAATATTATAATATAATCCTTATATATAGAACAGTTCCAATTTGTTTTGCCTAATTTCTTAGCAAAAAGTATCATGAATCCGTATCCAATATCATTATAAATATTGAAGCAATACTTATGTATTGTATAGAATGGTGCTTTATTAACTTTGTATCCTTTTATTATTAATTTATTTATCTGAAGTATTAATTCTCTCGGCATTTTGTATTTATCTTTATTCATATTATTATCCTTTCAAAATAAATGCTAGATAGGGAATAAACCTATCTAGCATAAAGTAGTATCATTTCTTTTTACCTATTCTTCTACCAACTCTAAGTTTTGGATTATCAAAACTAATTGGTTGGATAACTTCTTCTTCTTTATCACTCTTCGGAACATACTCATCTGAGATCATTTCTGGATCTAAATATTCCTGAGGCTGTTCCATGAAATAGATATCAGTCATCGAAGGTTTACTGATAAATCTATTTTGTGGATTTGAAAGAGCTTTTGAAACTTTGTTAGACTGTAATCTAACAGTGATTGATCTATTTTCTGATAATGATTTACTCAATGTCAGAATCTTGTATGGAGCATTTGGAATTGTCCAATCAGGAACATCAAGATCATCATCAGCAGCTCTAATCTGATTCATAAGTAATACCTCAAAATGTACTGCATTTAATTTGATATTACCTTGAATATTTGTCGTAATAAATTCTTTCAGAATTGAATTACGATCATAAGATTCGATAATAGATTTATTATCTATCAATTTCTTAATCTTATCCATAGTTGCAGATAACTCATTATTTCTTACCTGAACTACAAACAGAACTGGGAAATCCATTAAATCTACCATGTTTAATTCTACATAGTAAGATTCATCAGAATTATCATCCTCAGGTTGAACTGACATAATATATTGATAGAAATCTGGTTCAATATAAATATTATCAGCTTCTGTTGTTTTGATTTTAATATCTTCTCCATCAGGAGTTCTTACAATAAAGCTATTGATATAGTAATTATATTCTATATCATCTATCTCCTCCTCAGATTTAATATCATCATCGATAATCAATTTATATCCACGATAAGTACCATTCTCCTTTAAAGCAATTGTATTAAAAGTAATAGTAAACAATTCATAGAATTGCTTTGTCCATTCCATTTTAATAACAAGAGATTCAAGAAGATGCTTTGCAGAAAGTAAGATCTGTGTATAGATAGAAGATAATCCTTCTGCAGCAATCTGTCCAATATTGATTTCCTGCTCAGCATATGCAAGATCACCATAACACTTATAGCAAATACCATGTCCTCTTGCAGCACTTGCACAAGTCATTGGAGATCTAAAGAATAATCGTTGACCGATAAGATTTTTATCTTTCTTAGCATTGAGTTTCTTATCAATACCGTTTGGATTGGTTCTATAATATCTCAGATCATACATATTAAGCATAGTTTCATTCTCAATAGTAATCTCTTCGAAATTATGTGTATCACAGACATAGTTTGGATCTGGATTTAAGAAAGTATCCTGATTATTCAGCTCAAGCTGTCTAGCAAACGCACCTGATTCACCAACGTTTGTTTTCTGTAAAATCTGAGCTACTCGACCTACAGAAGATTCAATACATATTTCTTCTGCTGATTGTAAACCACCATTCATAAATGAATGCTTGATTGGATGAGGGAATACTGATCCTTGTCCATCTGGCTTTGATCCAATATTAACAGCAACCTCTATATACTGCTTTGGAGATATTGCTTCACCAGTTCTGAATGAATCTCTTAAACAGTGATCAGAATTCTTTATATATCTGATCTGTTTATTTGTAGCTGCCATACCAGCTTCCTTAATATCTTCAAGAGGAATGCCAGTTGTATCAAAGTGAACAGTTTCATTGAACTCTGGATACTTATTCATAAGATCTATAGTATCCTCAAGATTTAATGTATTTGCCAAATACATCTGGAACTGTCTAAGATCTCTAAACTTTCCAATTACTGCATCAATCGTTTGATTGAGTTCTATAAATGGAAGTTTCTTTCTATACTTATCAACGAATATATTATCAATATACTCTTTGATATATTTCTTTGTAATATCTTCTGGGAATATCACATGTACATCCCAGATTGGATGATTCACAATTGTACAGAATTGCCAAAACATTAGATTGATTGTATAATCGAATATACTTAAATCTAAGTCAGTATCATTTTCGAACACGACATGAAGCATCATCGCTTGAACTTCAGGTGTTTCAATACCATCTTTTAAAATATTAATAATCGAATTAAAATGACTATTAATATTATCTTGATTTAAATCTTTCGTATAGATTGTTTGATGACCTGTATTACACAGGTCTTCATATGGGTAATGATATTTTTGATTATATTTCATTTCTTAATCCTCCATTACTAATGAGTATCATTCATTTTTAAAAATTAATTATCCTGTATTCATATTCAATTTCTCCTTTCATGTATATAGTTTATTATCAAAAACATGTTTATAATTGCATGAAAGGGGAGATTTGTATGGCTACAAGAACACCAGCAACAACATATACTTTGGATTCTTTTATTCAGATGAAAGTTGCAGATGACATGACATATTACAATTTTTCTATTTTAGAAACAAATGGAAATATTCAGCATCTTGATAGAAATATAGTAGAAGATTATATTCCAGAATTAACTGATATGTCTGTTGAAATTGAATTAACAGATGATGAATATAGGAAATATAAATATGCACCAGATTTATTAGCATATGATGTATATGGATCTGTCCAGTTAGATTTTATTCTATTACTGGTAAATGACATGATAGATCCAAAGGAGTTTGATCGTAAGAAGATAAAACTTCCTTATGCTTCTAAACTTTCTCGCTTCTTAAATAGTGTCTATAGCGGAGAGTATAACTATATTGCTATGAATAGAAGTGAATTAGGTTTACAAACAAGAATCTAAATAAAATGGTCTAGGTAGTAATACCTAGACCATAATTTTAAGCTGAAAATGTACTGGACATACTGGTTTAAAGAATACTGGAGAGAATGGAATAACATTACTTTGCATAATTCCAGATAATTGCTCTTGTAATGCATTTCTTTGATCTTCCATATTTGTATTCTCTGTAATAGATTCTGGTTTAAAGAACTCTTTCTTAGCAAATGCATTATCTCCATCTTTTGGAATAGCTTCAACAACTTGACCAGGAGTCATAGCTGATGAACCACTCAATGCCATAGAACCAGTATTATTAAATACCTCACAATGAATTGATTCTTTAAACTGTGCAGGACCATAGAGATCTTCGATTAATCTAATCTCATTACCCATTACAAATGGCTGAGCTATATATTCTCTCTTAGAACCTTTATCTCTCATCTTAATTCTATTGAAAGTCATATAGCAATTTCCATCTCTATCATAATCTTTTGTAAGAATCATTGCACAGTCAATATTATCAATCATCAATAATGATTCACCAATATTAGATTTTCCTAATAATCTACCATTATCTTGATTTCCTCTACGAGCTGCATCTTCCAATACTCTAGTTGCATCTCTGTTCAAATGTGATACTGTAATTACTGGTATCTGTTTTGTAGATGCAAATACTTTAAATTCATTGACTGTATCTCCCAATTCAATACGAATATCTTGATTTGCATCAACTGACCTAATTCTTTTAATATGATCTTGGATAAGACAAATAGGTTCATATCCTTGGTCTTCCAAATTATCATATAAAGTATACAGATAACTTGTATCAACAGATTTATTTGCTTTATATCTAATTACAATATCAATTGGAGAACTCTCTGTAATCTTTAACTGTCCCTCTTCTCTTAATAAACGAATTACATCTTGAAGATCATAATTCTGCATACCATGAGAATTATCAACTACCATATCAAATAGACGAGTTAATGTTTCTACTACAGTATTCTCCATTGTTAATAATACAACACAAGGTTTCTTTGTTGGGTCTTTTACTCTGTATTGTTTGTTATATATCTTGAGCTGATATAATAAATTCAACAATGTAACTGATTTACCAACTCCAGATGTTCCAAGAAACATATAAACACGACCAGACTCAAATCCACCACCAACCATTTCATTAAGTCCTTGCATACCAGTCATCAATCTTCTTGATGGACTTGTTACGATATTATATGTATCTGTAATTGCTGATTCAAATGCTCCATCTCTAAGAGAAAATGTAACGTCATTGATATTACTTTCAGTTTTTACTTGTCTGAATCCATTCTTAATAATATCAATTTCTCTTTCTAAGTCATCAATAATATTTCCTCTACTACCATAATCAGTTGTTTTATAACGAGTTATGATATCTTGCAAATCATTGATATTATAATCAATGAATGCATATTGTAAAGTTTGAGAAACCATTCTATGACACCATTCAACAGCATCGTTTCCCATTGAAATATGATCATAGTCTAAGAAATCTACTTTAAATGTAAGACCACCATTTGTATGAACGATAATCATATCAGGGTCTGTAAGATTAAAATCTAATCTAGCTTCCAAAGCTTTATTAATAAAATTAACTCTTTTTACTAATTCAGGATTATTCTCATAAGATGAATGGTCTATTACACTCATCATCTTTTTCAAATTTACCAGATGCTCCATTCTTACAACTGATGGGTCTTGTAATACATACTTACAAAGAATATTGTAAGTTTTTTCATCTAAATTTATTTTTACTTTTGACGGCTTTGATGATCTTTGATTTGTCCTAATTTTATTATTCGTATTAATGATCATTATGTCGAACTTCCTTTTCAAAAATTTTCGAGATTATTCTGGTGTTCCAGAATAGATAATATCTAAATTATCTTATCATTTAATAATTCTGTCAATTTTTGAACTGTAATAAATTCACATCCCTCAGATTCATTTACATAACGAACAAAACGATCTAAATCAGAAATAGAATTATCAATCAAATAATCATACTTAGTATTTGCCAATTCTAACTCTTGTTTCTTCTTTTCAATTTCCTCTTGAGCTAAAAATTCTACAAATGTTGTTGGATTATTTCGATAGTAATTAGATATAATAGTTTTATTATATCCAGGTACAGGTACACGAAACTTTACCTTAATATAATCTATTCCTTCATTTACTCTTCTTGTATTGATGTAATCACATATCTTCTTAGGATCTTCTGAAACTAATTCATCCAAATATATTGTTATATATCTGAAAGATTTTACAGGTTCAAAATCAACATAATGAATCTGAGTATCTAAATCATGAGCTACTATAAGAAATCCTTTTTCTTCCTCTTCTCCAAACTTCCACCGATAAGGACAACCACAATAATAGTAGAATCCTTGAAAGCATCCTGGTTTATGAACATGACCAGATATAGCTACACCTTTACAGTAAATAAAATCATTTGCTGTTAAAAGTCTACTACTTCCAGAAGTAAGATTTCCATATACAGAACCTTCAAATGTACCATGTACAAATGCTTCATCATAATATCCAGATTCAAAGAAAAATCTTCTGTATATATCTTCACTAACTCCATTTAACTCAGGTATCATTAAAATTCTAGCACCTTTAATAATCTCAAATTGCATATGCGTGATTACTCTTACGTCAGTATTTGAATTTGTATTTTTATCCATATAATGATAAAATAGTTTTAACTGGTCGAAATCATGAGAATAAGTTCCTGCTAAAATTACAAGTGTAGCATTCTTATCTCTACAAAGGTTTACTAAGTAATCAATAAATCTTGTAGCATATAATACTACATCAGAATTACTCATAACTTTATGATCAAAAATATCTCCATCAATAGATATAATATCTATCTTAGGAAGAGTAATAATTTTATTATAAACCTGCTCCATTAATATATTAAATTGTGTTTCTGGATTAAAAGCTCCAAAATGTAAATCTGCAAGATGAACTTCAATTAATGTTCCTCTTCCAGGTTTTACTGTGTCTATATACTCGTACATTGTCTTCTAATATATCCTTTACTCTTATTTTCTTATTTTTATCAATATATTCAAATCCAAGAATATGATCTTCTGATATACATATAAATGCTGATAAAATATTTTCATACATAAGCTGAACAAAATTAGAGAAGTATTCCTTGTCACTTTCTGGTACATCTTCCCCTTCAATTAGCTTCATATATTTGTGACTTCCAGAATTATCTCTAACATCTATTTTGATAAATCTAAGGAATTGATTATCATCAGAATCAAATATTCCTAAAAAATTAAAAGGGTCATTGTTTATCTTTTGAATTTTTGATTTATCAAAAGTAAAGGTAATCAATTGATTAAAAATAATATCATTGATTACCAATTCAAAGTTATCTTTATTTTCATCAGTATATGTAGTATAACATCTATCATTCTTACTATTCTGATAAAAGAATCGCCGAGAATAAAATAAAAATTCTGCAAACCATTTTATTACATCAAAGAATATAAATTTAAATGTATCTGGATCAAATAAATATTCATACAGCTCGAAGAATTTATCAGCTTTTTCTTTATTTTTCTTTTTGAAATTTATTCTTTTTACCTTAAATATAGAAACAGTGAGATCATTATAACAATCTACAAAATCATATAAAGCACCACCAGGTCCCCTAGTTATTGATTCTACTAAATCATCATAAGCACGAGCACAATCTATAATCTTATTAGACATCTTATTGCCTCCTTTTAGAATTCCATAATTACATTTTTTATATAATCTGAAATATCATTATAAATAGTCTTATTTATAATCTTAATACTCTCAGTCAATAAAAATTTTTCATCTGATAAATACTTTTTACCATTATAGAATAATTCTTTTAAATCAATATCAAAGTGAAATCTACAATCTATATCATCAATAACAGATAAATTTAATGTAAATTTATATTGATTTCTCATAAATATATTAAATTTAAAAACTGCTTGTATTTTCTTGATAGTAGAATTATGTAGAATTCTATCTTCTATATTAATACTAGCTTCCAAAAAAGATTCAAATTCTGTAGTTATAATTCTACAATTATAAATATGACCAAATCTTTCTTCTAATGGAAAACTAGACATTATATAATTAAAAAAAGACATTAAATCAACTCTAGTTAATGGTACATTCCCTCTTTTAATTTTATTCACACAAGCTAATAGCTTTCTCTTTTTTCTTAAAATCAATAATTTGATTATAAATTTCGGAAGTTTAGAATCATTATATTGATTACTGATATCAGTATTCAGATGAATACAATCTGAAATAATATTGTTTAATGCTGATTTATATTGTTCTTTCATATCTATTCTCCTTTTGATAATACTAATTTTGTATCATAATCTTTTCTAAAATTATTGGTAATATATTCTGTATGAATATTTCTATAATATACATTAAGATATGCTAAGAAGCATTGCTGATAAGAATAGATATATTCATTCTGAATAGGATTAAATTCATTTAAAAATAAATCTTCAAATTTTCCTCTTGTCTTTTTATCAACACGAATTATTCCAATACCATCTATATGAGGCATTCCTGGGCAATATCCATTATTAATAGCCCACATATAAGATGTAGTTTGAATTAAATATGAGGTAGATATTTTAGATGATGTTTTGAAATCAATAATATACCAAGCTCCATTAATCTTTACAATAGCATCAATTGTTCCTCCAAACCAAGGAGTAGTTACTGTAATTTCACATCCTTTAAGTTCCTGAATATAAACTCCCATATTATTAATCTTTGTCATCCAATACTTGAAATTATTATAAGCGGTACTTATTTCTCTACAATAGACATCTGGAATATAATCCTCTTGATTATCATAAAGATCTTCATCAAGAGAAGGATTTACAAGAAGATAATTCATATAATTCTCTATTTTTGAATGAGTAATAGTTCCTACAGTTGTAGCCTTATCACGAATATTTTTCATTTTAAATCCAACTCTAGAAGCCCAATTAATTAAAGCATCTGAGTTTGTACATTCTTTGATTATATGAGTTACTCTTGGTACTCCTTGATTTTTATATAAATAATAATCAAGGTTTTTCTCTCTAAATTCTTCTATTCCTTCTAGTTCTAATATATCTTCTAATGATCCTAAATTTATCATAATATTTTCTCCTTAAGCCTTATTTCTAATATTATAGAATCGTTGATAATATAATAAAAAATAAACGTCCAGTGGGAAATTAAACTCCCACTGGACTATCAGTTAAAATTCCTCTGCTGGTGGAGAAATAAGATCTACAGCAGCATCAAAGTCGAATGATAACACATTTGCAACTTTTCTCATCACTACAAGATTGATATAATTCTCCTCAATATAGCTAAGTACTTGATCTGAATTTAATACAATATAGATATATTCATCTTTAAACAAAGTAATTGACCAATTAAAATTATTATCAGGTTTCATTAAAACCTTAAATTCATCTACAAAGAATGCAATTGGACTTTGCTTAAATATAAAATTCCTTGCATCTTCTTCTCCAAGATATAATTCGAGATCAACTTTAACTGGATCTAATTTATCTTCTGCCTGAATAGTATCTTTTTTGTATTTATTACATCTCATAGTAACTGAGAATTTTGATTTTATCATAGAAATCTCCTTATAATACGTTTACATAGAAACGCTTTGTAATAGTATTTATATCTTTCAAACTATGATTTGTATATTTCTTATATAGTACTTGGTATTTCTTATATACCTCTGCAATTTTAGAATTATATTTATTACTAAATTCTTTATTTATAGCTTGTACTTCTATAAGCATATTTTCAAAGTTTAAAGATGGTGGAAGCTGAACTCCATTCTTTAATCCTGGTGGTAAACCTTGATTAGAAATGTCATATCTAACTTGAGCTTTATCACAAATAAATTCATAGCTATCTGTAACAGAAGTCCAATATCCAATTGAGTATGGAGATAATTTATCTGTAGTAAATACATTATTATCTCCAGTTACATGATCATATCCATCTCTAAGAATTCTAGCTTTGACATTAGTAGAAAAATCCATATTAGTTTCTATACTAGTATCAATAGCATTATAAAAATCTTTTAATGGAAACTTTTTCTGTTCTCCTAATTTCTTTATCAAAGCTTGATTACATATAGATTCAACATATGCTTTATTAAATCTATCATTATATACAAATTGAACTACAACAGCAGCTGCCGTTGGATTTAACATATCTGATTTTTGAAAAGAACTTCCATCTAATTCATAAAATTCAATCAATCCATCTGTAATAACAGTATAAAGAAATTCTTGAATCGAATTGTTCTTGCTTTTCAATTCTTCTTTATTCATTACAATCCTCCTTTTTAAGAATATTATTATTTAGTGGAAATATACTGTACATTAGTTACAGGAGCTGATAGTAATAATTGAATACAATCTACATCTGATTGTATAACTCCATCTTTAACAGCAACAGGAAATGTCCTATCTTTCCATGATCCAAATAGCATCTTTACATAAATCACCATATATTTAGTTTTTTCAGTTTGATTTGAAGTTAGAAAACTATATAAGTTATAAATTCTTTCTTCGCTATCATATGATTTACTCAGACTCACATATGTTTCTGACAAATATGAATACAATAAATCAGTACAAATACCAGTATGATTATCATCGAATAATACTAATGCCATTGCTGCTTCTTTATAAGGTATATTAGTTAATCGAGATAATGCCAAAATAGGCAAATTGAATAATGTCTCTTCGTCAGCTGGTTCTTTTAATCCTTTAACTTTATTATCTAGACTTTTAAGTAAAAATTCTGAATCTTCTAATGAGTTAACATCAACTGCTTTTGGTTTGTATCCTATCTTTTTAGCTTTGTATGATTTTGGTCTTTTTGATCTTTCAATACGCTCAAATACAAAATTTGAAATTTTACAACCCGATACATCTGTAGCTAAATAATTACCATCAGTTTCCATAATTTTACCATTTACATAGCAAAATGCATGAGTATTATTTATGATCAACAGATCTTTATCTCTATTTCTTAAGATCATATTATAGCATATTCCATTTTCATTTAAAGGAACGAATACATATTTATTTAATGGATCACTATTATAATTATTAATAAAATCTATAAGCACACGAGGATCAGTACGAAATCTATCAGTCTCTCTTGTAATTTTATTTATAAATTCTATTGTAAAACTATAACTCTTCTCAGTCATAATTGATAATGCAACTATCATACAATCATCATCAAGATCAAGATATCCTGAATACGAAGATCCCTTTTATAATTTACAAACTTCAATACCTAAATCATCTGCTATTGCTTTAAAATATGTCATTTATTTATCCTCCTATTTTTAAAATATTATCATTCTATATATTGAACAACTTGAACATGTGCCGTTAGTAAAATTTCTATTTTAACAGGGTTAGTTAAAATCACTCCACGTTTAATACCTACTGGAACTATTTTATTTTTCCAAGCACCAATTTTTACTTTAACATATACAATCATAAAATTAGTTTTCTTAATTTTTTCAGAAGTAAGAAAAGTATATAAACTATATAAATTATCATTATCATATATACTACATTTATATTCTTTATTAATATAATCAAATAATAAAGTAGCACTAATACCAAGTTTAGTATCATCATCCAGTATCATTGAAATAGCAGCTTCCTTATATGAAATATCAAGTAATTTTGACAAAGTTAAAATAGGAAAATTTGATAAACACTCATCATCCTTTGAATGAATACATTTGATATTACCCAATGATTTTAATAAAAAATTAGATTCGTTTAGCATATTATAACAATTAAATGGACCATAACCTATTTTTCTAAACTTGTATGTTTTTGGTCTTATTTTTCTTTCAAATGAAAAGAAATGAGTTTTGCATCCATTTAAATCAATTGAATGGTAATTCTCTTTACGTTCCATGATTTTACCATTTATATAACAAAATGCATGATTATCTGTCATAAACATCAAATCTTTATCTCTGTTTCTCAAGATCGTGTTATAGCAAATTCCATTTTTCTTTAAAGGTACAAATATATATTTATTAGATGAATTTTTATTATATTCATTAATAAAATCTATACCAACAGAACCATTTGCTCGATCTCGACCATTTGAAATTCTGATTAAATCTTTTGCTATTATATCATAAGATTTTTTAGTCATAAGAGATAATGCAATTATCATACAATCACCATCAAGATCTCCCATATGGATTGAATTTTTTCTTATTAGATTTGCACTAATATTTAGTTTCTGAGCAATAGTGTCAAACTGTTCTACCATAATTTAGTATCCTCCAAAAATATATTATTTTATCATGATTATAGTATATTACCAATTTTGGGTTTTAAAGCAACATCATTATAATTTGATATCAAATTTATACAAAAAGGAGGTACCTTCAATTGAGTTTTGAAATTAAAACTTATAAAGATAGCTATCTTTATAATAATAAAATCACAAAAGCAAATCAGGCTGGTGGATCAAAAAACAACGCAGTTCTGAAAGATTTTATCATGAATGCTCATAGAGTTGAAGATAAACATGCTGAATCTTTTAGAGGTATTCTGGAAGATGTAAAAAGACAGCAGATGAGTTCTGTATTATATACAGTATTGCTTCTTGATAACGTACAGATTTGTATTAATAAATCTGAGTTACCAAGAGCATTTAAAGTATTCGAAGCAAAAGATGTTTTAAATGGAAAGAACTCTACTGTTTTTATTGATTGTACAGGATTAATTGAATATAAGAACGGTTATTATTATTGTAGAAAGGTTGATGTATTTGTTACTTATCTTCTTGAAGCATTAATATATATCTTATATAGAAATGCTAATATGAAGATTATGAATAATAGTAACGTTACAATCAATGCTACAGAATGCTATGTTTCTATGTTTAATTTTGTTCTGGATTATCTTAGAATTATTGGATACTCTGAGAATAAGAATAAGATTTCTTATCTTGTTGCTTTATTCTTCTTAACCAATATGATGAGCAAACCATTAGATAATTATGCTAGAAGTGTAGCAGCAGCAATTTCTGGAATTGATAAGAAAAATATTGAGGCATTTAATCTCTATATAGATGATGGAATGTTTGATGATATTGATTGCTTCGTTACATCTATTGCTCATACATTCAAATTAAAAGGATTTACTACAGAGGTATTTGTAAGTAAATGGATCTATAGATTCAATATTGGTACACAATATGGATGTGAATTATTTACATCATTTGCAAATATTCTTGCTTGTACTTACGTTGGATCTTATATTGTAAACCAGAACCAGGTAGAGAAATGCTGTGGTACAGCTATGGTTAAGTTTATTAATGAGATCTTAAAGGTTGGAACTAATACTTTAACAAATGCTTCTATGAGAGAATCTGCAATTTCCTTTAAGAATAAGAATACTTTAGAATTAGCAAAAGCTGCTAATAATAAAGAAGCTACAAAGTTTAAAGGAAAAATCAGTAAAGCAAACTTTATGACTGGTCAGGTTAATCCTCTTATTAGGACACATTTGAAAGAGTGTGCTGAAACATATCAGAGTGATATGACAATTGGTAAATATGTAGATAATGTAATGGAAGCTGGATTAGATTCTATTACATCATATGCAAAAAATAATGAGCAGTGTTATCAGGAAGGAGCTTTATTAGAAGCTGTACAGGCTTTAAATGGAAGTTTCTCTGAAAAGCAGCTTTATAAATTACCAATTTGGATTGAATCTGCAATTCAGGATCTTAGAGAATATTGTAATTCTGAAGAGCTTGAGGAATGTGTAGATGATAAGAGAAGAATCTCTAGATGCGTTAGAGAATTGATGGAGTGTTCACGTACAATGTGTTAATAATATGCCAGTAGGATATTTAAAATCCTACTGGTATTTTAACCTCATATTAATTTATTAAGGAGGATTTTTAAAATGAAATTATCAGAATATGGCACTTTAGTTTCTACACAAATGTATTTTGTAAATCCAGATAATTCTATTGCTGCTATGACATATAAGAACGATATATCAGATGTAGATTTGACTATGGAAAAAGTAAATGGTTCAATTTTTCATTATACTGGTGAAATGAAGCATCATGGAAGAAAAAGACATATTAATTGCAATTTGATTCCAGAAAATTTAAGCAAAGCTTTAGAGATTCGTAATCATAGTACCCCTGATAAGGCATTAAGCTTAACTATGCGCCAAGCTCCAAAAGATAATATAATCAATGGAAAATATAAAGCTTCTCTTCCATTAGAGTTACCAGATCATAATAAAATATTATACACATTTGAAGTAGATGAAGAAAATATGTGTATGCTATTTGAAAATAATACAGCAAGAGTATTATCAGTGAAATCTGACGGTGATTTAAAACTTGAATATGAAATAATAATATTTGGTAATACTGCATTTACTTATAATGTATCATCAAAACCATTTAGTATAGATGCATATACTATATTATCTAAAGATGGAAATATGATTAATACATCATATACAGGAATGCTTGCTATTCCTAATTGCCCAGATAAGAATTTATTCTATCCTCAAGCAGTTATCTATTTTGAAAATGGCATTCATAAGACTACTATAGAATTAACATATGATAATTTGGGAATACTTATGGATGGATCTGATCATAGAACAAGATATGAAAGAACTGATTACTATTCAATTTCATGCCATCCAGTATATTTAGATTCATTTAATCCAGAAATGTATTTTGATAATGGTGAAACATACTGGGTTATGGAACAATCATATGTAAATGAAGATAATAGTTTTGATGCGACTAAGCAGGTTTATAAAATAGATCCAAGAAAGAAAAAAGATCTATTGGATTTTATAGAAAATGCAGAACCAAAATTAATGCTTGAATTAGATATGGATGATGATAAAGAAGAATAAAATATATCCTCTAGGGCTTATCACCCTAGAGGAATTTTTAAAGTTTCTTTCTATTGTTAATTCTATTTTCACTTGTAGTTTTTCTAGAAGTTGTACGTCTCATTGTAGTTCCAGATTTACTAATAATACCTCCACTATTAGAGATATATTCATTACTAGGATTAGAAACTCTTTTCAATCCTACATTACAAGTTACTATAAATCTACCAGTAGTACCTTCTGATAACTTATAAAATTCTCGTTTATAAGAAAGAATATAATTACCATTATATTCAGAATATTGAGAAATATTATTTACTTTATAAGCTTTATTTGGAGTAAATATATCACTATCAATATTCTTTTTTAATAGCTCTATCATAAAAGCATTTGTCTCTAATTCTGATTTCAATACAGTACCAGCATTAGAACGAACAAACATTTTACGAGTAGCAGTATCACTATTATTCATATTCAAATTTAAAGTTTCTGCATGTTTCAAATCATCTTCATAAGCAACTATTTGATTTGCTACTTTTGCTGTAGCCCCATTTAAAGTTACATTTGTATCTGAAGAGTTTATAGCAATTCTATAAGCTTTATTCTTTAATTGAAATCCTTCCTTAAATGAATCTGAATCATCTATCTCTAGTATATCTATAATTACATCTGTAGGTTTTCCATCTTGTGCATCTACTGCTTTACCATTCTTCGATAATAAATATACAGTATCTTTAAAATCCATATAGAATGTAAATCCTGTATCATAAAAAGGATCACGATCAAATAAGAAATTTAATAGCTTATATCTAGAAGCTAATGGAGGAATAATAATTGTATCATATTTTTCATTATTTACAATATCTTCCTTAATTACTTTTCTAATTCCCTTCAATCCAAGATCAATAATTTCATTCTCAGATATATTATTATATATTCCATTGAATGATTGTCTTAATTTATTTGTCATAGATTGAGATACTAATCCTAATGTAATTGATCTATAAGAATTACCATCTGAATCTGCATTTGAATTAATCTGTGCAGATATATTTGGATTTGTAGAAGATGGAATATAAGTAAACTCATCATCAACAACTGTAGATTGTATAGAGCTGGATAATAAAGCATTTCTCTTTTTAATCTTAAGTCGAAAACTAGATTTCTTATAAGAGGTTACGACTTTAGTATACATATCAGAAGATAAACTTACAGCAAGATATATTACTGGAAGAATATTAACTGACTCATATTTATGCTCTATCATAATATATGATATTCGAGCTTGTTCTATATTAATTAATCGAGTTTTATTATAATTAAACCCCAGAGTAATTTCAGCTTCATAAGCTAAATCAATAGCCATAATAATAACTCCTTTCATACTAGTAATATTATCCCGATGTGAAATCTGATAGATTATAAAATCTGAACTTTAGTATAATTAAACTTTCTAGAGAAAGGAGATTATATAATGGGAAAGCCAATTTCTCTTGCTGATATGCAACAACAATTTGAGTTAAGAGATGTTCCTGTAAGTGATGCTGGAATATATAACGTAAAGAAATTATATGGAAATTTAGCATTACCATCTTATGTACATGGATATTCACTAGCAATTGAATATATGTATGATTGGTTTAAAAGTAAATTTCCAAAAGATTTTTTCCGTGGTGGAATTTATATTGATGGAAAGAATGTATTAGACGATTATAAAAGATTAAATGAATATGCAATGAAAAATATTATAAAAGGTCAAAATCCTAGAGCTAGAATAGCTCCTACAGTAGAATATGATTTTGATCGTGAAGGATTAGATTTATATCAAGCTCCTCCAGAGATTTATTTAAAAAGATCAAATTCTCAGGATGCTTTCTTTAAAGATTATGAAAGAAATATGTTTTTAGGATTTATGCCCAGAGCATTAAGAATGGATTTTGCTTTTAAGGTAAGAGTAAATTCTAGATCTGAGCAATTAGATACATTTAATCGTATGGAATTATATTTTAGAAATGGTTCTACACAATACAGATACATTAGTGTAGATTTTCATGTACCAAAATATATAATTACTGATATTGCAAAACGTACAGGATTTGAATTAGATGAAAAAGGAGAAGTAAAAGAAATATTACTCTTCTTAGAGTATCTAAATCAACACTCTGACGTGGTATTCTTATTTAAATTACGAGCAATTAATCAACAACCAGAGTACTTTATTAGAATTAATAATTTATACACTCATATTGCTGTCAGAGACAAATTACAATTAGATGATGGAGAAAGAGATGGTAAGTTAGACTTCAATTATCATGTAGAAATGAATGCTGTATTAACTATTCCTATCCCTCATTATTATGCATATTATGCTCCAGAAGAATTAATGGATTCTATTGCTATAAAAGAAGCAAATGAAGGTTGTGTTGCTATATATAGTATTAATCTATTTGAAGTTCCTAAAGTAGATGAGCATGGTTGGAATCAAGGAGCAGTAACAGATTATCAATGTGATAAAGGTGATACTGAAATTGATTTATCTGATATATTTGGATCTACTAATAATCCATTAGGAAGAGCAATAGCAGATTCATTAAAAGTCGGAGTATCTCCATTTAAGTTTGTAAATATTAAACTTTATAGAGATGAAGATATTCAGAGAAATGTAAAGTTTACTATGGATTGGAAAACAAATATAATTATATTTGATCATCCAGAAGATGAAGGTGTAATTCATATTGCTGTATATTATGATAGAAATTATATCAATGAATTAGATTCTATGCATAATGTATTCTCTAAGAGACGTATTAATTCTGGAACATTAAAATAATGGGTTACTGTTGAAATTACTTGATTAAACATTGGGCAAAAGCCATATGCAGAAATTGCATATGGCTACCTCCTTCGTTTTTATAATATATCTGTCATAGCAACTCTATTAATCTCATCATGAATTATTTTATGCTCTTCCATTTTCTTTTTATCATACTCATATTCTGCATATGGCTTATAAATATCATAGTTTGGTATATTGGTAGATAATAGAGCATCTTTTTTATTTTTATTCAATACTACTTCTAAATCCTGTTTCTTTCTACTCATAATGATTTCACCACCTTTACAAAAAATAACAGGAGATGGGATTATTCCCATCTCCCATTTATTAATCTTCAATTATAGGTAATCCGCACTTAGTTGCATAAGATTTGGTTACTCTTTTTAAAGATCCAAGTCCATCGTTCTCATAATATAATGGTTTACCATTTTTATCATGCTTCATAACGATAGTACTTGATACTGCTTCTACAGATTCATCATCATCTGAATAGACAACTTCATCTGTATCCTGAGCTGGATTCAGCTTTGCCAATTCTTCATCAGGAATTTCCTCTTCCTCTGGAGCATGTAAGTCAGCTTCAGTTGTATCTTCATTATATTTATCCTGATCAGTAAATTCATCCTGTAATGATTGGTCTTCAGCAACTACAGCATCAGAGTTTAATGAAATATTTAAAGCTGCATACTTCTGACCGATAGTATCAATAAGTCCAAGCTCTTCAAACAGCTTCTGTAGATATGTTACAACCATATCTCTAGTTAATACTTTAGCTGCGAGCTTAGCAACACGGTTACTTGAGGACATAAGGATTTGATTAATATAATCCCAAGCACCGTCATAAATTTCTGTCAATATAGCTTTTTCAGCATCCTCGAGATTTTTATATTTCGAATAATCGAAACTATCTACGATATTCTCTGCTGTTGCAAAAAGAGCATCCTTCAATTCATCTAAGAACTTCTGAGCAGCGTCTGTGTTCTTCTTATTCTTAGCTGTTTTTAAGTAAAGATAAATACCAAATATTACAATAGCTGCAATAATTACAGCTGCAATAATGGTAACAAGACTAATGTTATTATTCATAGTAATTCCTCCTTAAATGATATATTTATTATAGTCTATTAATAAAAAGTTGTATTTTTACTTTTTATTATTAGCTGATTGATATTTAGGATTATGAATTTTATACATATTCATTATTTGTTCTTTTGTCATCTTCTTCATAATCTTTCCATCTTCTCTTATAAATGTATTATCATTTAATTTCTCATAAGTATGATTCTTAATTCTAGCAAAATGTATCTGTTCTTCAGATTTTCTGATATTATGTCTTGCTAAAACTTTACGAACTGTTGTTTCAGACATTCCCATTTCGTCTCCAATTTTAGCAGCACTTAAATTTTCCTTTGTATACATCTCTATGATGCTTTCTATAACATAACCTTGCATCTTAAAACATTACTACCCTTCGTTACAAACGCTACATATAATGAGAGTAAGATACAATAATATACTTCGATAAAAGTTATTACGAGTTCCAAGACTTTTTGAGTCTCTGTATCTAATAGAATTTTCTTCTATCCAAGATATAATTGTAGACTTCATTTCTATGAGCATTTTGGATTTTGTATTTGGCTTAGCTTTCATTGTATAGTTGATAAATTCAGCACTACCAACTCTAGCTCTATGACCATACATATAATCACAGATAATAATATTTACAACTCTTCTAAGTTTTTGTATATTATCTCGATCTCTTAGAATACCTTCAATAATTTGTTTTACCTCAGTAGTTTTTACATTTTCATTTTTACACTGAGCACAAATTTTAATATTTACAGCTTGTGATGTCATTTTATTTACAGCAGATTCTGTAATACGTGCAGCTGTAGCAGCATCATTATCAGTAATACGAAATTCATCAGCAGATAAATTATCAGTTTCATAATTTAAATAAGATTTATTTTCGTAAGCTTCAAAATAAAGATTAGCAATATTCTTTAAGAAAGATTTCTCTCTATCTCTTAACTGCTGTATTAATTTACCAATTTCATCATCAGATGGATCTTTCATCAACTGTCCATTATATGTCTCTAGCCAAGTAGAACATAATTTACGAATAGCTCCAAATACTGATCCTTCTTTTTTCAGATCAAATTTATCAGAAATCATAGTATTGATTACATAATCCAATACCGATTTATCTGGTGGAAACTTTTTCCAAAAATAACAATGTAACGATACATAGAATTTACCAGTGAATGCTAAATATATTGTAGTAACCTCTGCATTCTTTTTCTGATTTTTCTTACAATAATATCTTATAATGCACATAAGTAATTCTACATATGGTTCTTTTGCTGCATGAGGAGTATAATCAATTCCCCAAAAGAAACATTCCTTAACAATATCTTCTATTTCTTTTTCTCTGAATCCAAGAGCTTCATATAAAGATTTTTTATCATTCTGATTGAAATAGATTCTATCATAAGGAGCTATAGCAAAAATCTCTTCGTGTCTATTATTGATAAATGTCTGAACTGCTCTTAAAAATCTTCCAGATCTTTTATTCATAGCAGCTTCAACAACTGGATATAGTTTTTCAATAACTACATCTGTATCTTGATTTGCCATATCAATACCTCCTATTTGATGTATTAATATGATGTTTTCTATACTGCTTATCTAGGAGATCTTTATGTAAATTGATCAATATCATATCTTCTGTTATAATATTCAAATTATATGCGAAAGTATCATAGTCATCTACAGTCTTATTTTCAGATTTATTAAAATCTGTAATAAATTTATCAATCTCTTTTTTCTTAAAATCTATAATAGTAGATAATATTGTTTGCATTGCATAGAAATCACATTCATTTCCAGTAATAGCTTTATATCCTGCCTTAATAACTCCCAATTCAAGTTTTAAGTTTTTATTTGTACTAAATCTTCTTTTAAATCTTGTATATTCTGTATTCGTTTTAGAAAAGTCTTCAACCCAATCTAAAAACGCTTTATGCTTTAAACTATCTAAGCTCATAAAAAATAAACACATCCTTTCTTTATTAATCTGTGAAATTATATATAGAAAGGAAAAAATAAACCAGCGAGATTTCTCCCACTGGTTTATTAATTAATCTTCTTCAATCTTTTTAATCAATGCATCTTTGATATAATCGATGTTATTTGCTATAATCTTATAAGATTTAGAAACATCAAATTTATCCTCACCATTTTCTTTTATTGCTTCATCTATTATATTGGACGAATTGAATGCTTCATCCTCGTCAGTATACTCATAATATCTGATCAACTTAAACATCAAATGAACTAGCTCTATAAATAAAGTAGAAAAGATGGAGAGACACCAATATTGAGATTTATAAACAAATCCTTGTTGTAAATCAGCTTTACAAGAACCAGCTTTCTCACCTACGATTTCTAAAATACACTGACAATATTTTAATATTTTTTGCTCAGGATATTTTTCTTCTATTTCCTCGATTACTTTGGAGTAGGTAGCTACTCCATCAATTAAAGGTTCAATATATTTCGATTCAATCAACTCATATGGCAGTGCATATGGTGGATTAAAACCAATTCTGCAAGTACAAGAATTAATTTGTAATTTTTCAACTTCTTTTAGTATAATTTCAAAATGATTGATAATATCTAATATTTCGTTTTCCATAATTTAATCTTCCTTAATCTTTTTAATCAATACATCTTTTATATGATTAATATTATTAATTATATTCTCATATGATTTTGAAATATCATCATCCTTCATAGCTTCATTAATAGTATTTAAGGAATCCTTTATATATGTTTCAGTATTATCATCTGGATGATACTTGATACATGCCTGTATTAACTCTATTAATTCTACAAATTTTGTAAATAGAGTAGCACAATTAGACCTGTACTCTTCATCTAATTTATCAGAATTTCCTTCATTCTCTTTTATAAGCTGAAAAATATGATGATAATAATCTATCATATATTTTAATTCAACTTCATATGGATCTAGAATAGAGAAATCAATAGTTTTATTATTGACTTCTAATTTTTCTAATTCATTTTCTTTTAATATATCTATATGAAGTTGTATCTGTTCATTTGCTTCCTTCATGACTTTCCTCCACCGGCTTATTAATTGATACAAAGTGCTGAATCAATACATCTTTGATATAATCGACGTTATCGATTATATTATTATAAGATTTTGAAATATCGAAATCTTCCTTCGCAGCTTCATTGATAATACTTAAGAAATATTTGGCATGTACTTCCATATCATCCTGAGAATAATTCTTAATACAAATATGTATTAACTCTACCAATTCTATAAATATAATAGCAAAGATAGATTTGTACTCATCTTCAGCTTTAGCAGAATTTCCTTCTTGTAAAGCTGATTTACAGTTAGCACATTTCTCTGTTGCAATTTGTAAAATACGTTGATAATAAGCTAATATATATTTATTATAATCAGTAAGCTTGTCAGCATATTTTTCTCCTATACGTTTTAATATAATTGAGAAAACATCCAATTCATTATTTAACGGATTGATGTATTTTAATTCAACCTCGTATGGTTGTAGAATAGAGAAATCAACACTTGCGCTATTGATCTCCAGTTTTACTAATTCTTTTACAACGTTAAAATTCTGCATCTGATCATCTGCTACTTTCATAATATTTTTCCTCCTAAATATAGATTAATAAGTATTGAATAGAATATATTCTATTCAATATTATATTATATAATTAAAATAGAATATAGGAGTTTATAAAAAATAAAAATTAAACCAGTGAGATTTCTCCCACTGGTTTATTAGTTAAGCAACCATATCTACAAATGACTCGAAGTCATTTGAGATTAACTGCTCAATCTGATCGAATTGATCGATCAGCTGTTCATATGCGTTTGATGCTTTCTCAACATCAAACTCATTATTCATAAAGCAGATCTTGATCTGATCAAGAGTTGAAGACATTAATTCCTCAATGTTCTCAGGATCTGCATAAGGTGCTAATTTAACGAGATCTACCTCTCTAATCAGCGCCTTAGCAAAGGCAGCCTTAAACACTGTTTCTACCTCAGTAGGATCTCCTCCTTCCAAAGTTTTCTTATATTCACTAAATGACACAAGAATATCTTTTACTCCTGAGCATATAGTTGAAAGTAAACTCTTCATATCATCATCAACAGAAGATGATGAGCAGTCAAGAACCGCATCATTCAGGCAATCGATAACCTCGATTCCTTTTGATACAATCTTATCGAAGTATTTCAATTCCAGTTCAATTCTTCCTGGGATTGAAAAATCGATGCTAATGTTGTTGATCTCTCTTGAGATCGTTTCTTTGATCGGAGCCATCTCGTCATTATCAAATGACTTAAGCTCATCCATTGAAACCATATAAGGTTTCATCTGCTCTGCTGATACATGTGCTACTGTGTTGTTTTCGTTTGTTTTTAACATAATTTTATCCTCCGATATTTTTAAAATAAATTAATAAGTATGAATAGATGATATATCTATCTTCTATTCACTTTTATATTATATAATTAAAATATAAGAGTTTTCCAAATTTTTATCTCTAGAGTATTACTACCCTAGAGATGATAACATATAGAACGCACGAATATGAACAAATAGGAAGAATATCTGTTCAAACTCCTCAAATAGGACTCGAACCTACAACACTTCGGTTAACAGCCGAATGCTCTACCATTGAGCTATTGAGGATTAGCAGGGCTAGTTGGATTCGAACCAACGAAATGCGGGAATCAAAATCCCGTGCCTTACCGCTTGGCGATAGCCCTATAATATAGCTGAACCCGATATCAATTAAATCACTATAATACACATTATAATTGACCGATTTCGATATTTACAATTCAGCTATAAATGGAGTATTAAAATCTTATAGTATCTTAAATATTTTTCTATAAGCCGAATCAAACTGATCCTTGTAAAAGTATAATAAATACTAATGAATTGTTGCTTGCATATTGTTATAGTGAGTTTTTGTTTCAATTTATTTTTAAAATGAGTATAACTTTTTATGATAGATCTCTATAATATATTTTCTTTCTTCTAAAATTATTTTCTAAAAATAAATATCCAATTGTAGCCTTGTCTAAGTACTGGTAAAGAGCTCATTATACTTTAAACAAAAGAATCCATTTATATTTAATAACTATTTTTGATTTCTACTCCCAAGAATTATTAAATTATAATCCGATGAAGTTTATACCATCCATAAAATCAAATTCGTTTAAACGACGTCTTTTTCAAGCGAATACCATGCACGGATTTAACTGATTTATTGTAAGACGATATTTTCTTCTACTTATGTGTTATTATTATATAATAAATTACCGAAGCTACAGGAGAACAAATAGATAATATTAAGCTTATGCTTAAAAATCTAAAAATAAAGGAGTGTATAAGAAATATGACTGGAGATTTATTAGCTGAAAAAATCGAAAAACTTGAATCTGTATTTCTTAATATTCTTTATCTTAAACCAGAAGAGAGATTAGTTTCTCCTAATATGTCTACATTAGGAGATCTGAAATCTGTATTAAATCAGATATTTAATGAAAATATATGCGTTGATGTTTCTTATACGCTTAATACAGATAAACCTTTCTTTGGTATTCATATCAATCCTGCTATGAGTCCAAGTGATGCGGTTGTAATTCTTTCTACTGATGAAAGGGTGAAGTTAAATAAATATCAGGTTGAGTTTGATAGTAAGTTATTTGATATTGGATTAAATGATTCAGAACTCGCTGCACTTACAATACATGAGATTTCTTCTATGATGGATTCATTTGAAGTTTTTGATAAGGTAAGAGAATGTATTGATGGTTCTGTAGTTTCTTCTGATGATATTATCAGTATTAGAGATTCTGTTAATTATGCTCAGCTTATTATCTTTGCTATAAAAGATACAATGTATAAGGTATCTTCATTTATGTTTAAATCAGATGAAGATATAGCTTCAAATCCAGGAATCATGGCTTGTGATTTTGAAGATTATATTATATCAGCAAAGAATAAGATTTCTTCTTCTGTATCAGGAATGGGAGATACAATGAGAACTCCATCACCTGCAATTCTTCAATGGATGTTTGTCATGTATAAAGACATGAAAATTAATTCAAAAGTAGTTGCAGATACTTTAACAGATGCAAAAGCATTTACAGGAAGTAAGTTAGAAATTGCTGAGATTGATAAATGCTTATATTCAGTTGATCGTATTGATGGATCTATTCTTTTAGGAGAATCTACAGATCTAAATACATTCTTCGATCAGAATAAGATGGGATCTTTAAATGAGATTTCATTATTCAGAAATTTGAAAAAGAATGGATTAAGATCTATTGAAGATGAACTCTATGAGTTTACAATGAGAGTAAAGAATTGTACCGAAGCAAATGATGCTTATCTTATTTTAAGAGGTATCAATAGCAGATTATCAATTCTTGAAGACTATTTGGATCTTGAAGATTTGAAAGATTCAGAACGTAAGCATTGGACAGCTGTATCTGATAAGTATAAAGATTTGCGTATGCAATTGGCTAAAAAGAAATTTAAAGAGCCTAAGAATTATGGATTATTTTATGACTATGATCAGTTGCCATCTGATAAAGATAATAAAACATCTGCAGAAATATCAGAAGATTAAAACAACTCCCAGTAGGCGAAAAGTCTACTGGGAATTTTATTTTAGATTATATACTATATTGATGAATGGTAGTACAAATATAAAAAGGAGATGATGATACATATGATTGTTTTTAATGATTAAAGATACTACTAATTTATTATAAGGAGAATATAATGAAAAAGAGTAAGGAACGATTTATGCTTGATGTATACTTTATAATTATAGTAATAATATTAGCACTGCTAAGAATTTACATTACATGCAGTATAGATGATATAAATAAGAAACTATCATCTATTGAATCAACTATAAATGAAAATAATGATGATCAAATGGTAATAGATAGGGTTAATAAAGAAATAGAAAAAGGAATTAGAAATGCTGATGGATCTTTAAAATTACTTCCATCAAATGATAGTCGTTTAAATGACTATTGGATATCTGTAGATAATATAGAAGTATCAGAAGGATACGTTTATATTTATTCAAATGGTTTGAGGTATGATACCGAATTCATACCAAAATTCGCAGATCCTATAGATTCATATAAATTACATATATGGATCGATGTTGGCGCAGAAGATCAAATGCCTGGATGTATAGATCTAGTGGCATATGATATAGTAAAATGTATTTAGATTTATTTTAGGAGGAATTAAACATGACTGACAAAATGATTGAAACAGAAATTATTGGTGATGCTGCTGTAGCAACAGATAATATTACACCATCTACATATTTCGAATATGTAAAAGGAATGAAAGATAAAATTGATGATACAGATCAGCAGCTTGTCATTGATAATATTCTCAAAATGATTGAGAAGTGTAAAATTACAAATCAGACAGCAATGGCAAAGAGATTAGCTCATCAGGCTAAATTAGCAATGAGAGAATTAGATGTTGCTAATCAGGGATTCGATGTATATGTTGATCGTAAAGTAATTGAGAAATTTATCAAAGATGTAGAAGGCAAAGCAATCAAGATTATTGAGCTTTCTGAATATACAAGAGAGATTCCAGATGAGCAGATTGACAAGATTACATTAGCTCAGAAACTTTTTGATAAGCTGTATATAATTTATACAGATTATGCTTTAAAAGATACAAAGAAAGTTGCTAAAGAGCGAAGAGATAAAGATCCAATTGTATTTGGTGCTTTTCTAGATACAGATGGAGATGCGAAGACAAAGATCTATGTAGAGGATAGATTATTCTTTATCTGTGATTGGGTTGAAGAAAAATGCGATCTTACTCTGGAAGAGATTGCTAAGGATATTAAAGGTAAAACAAAAGAAGATATTACTTATAAGATTACAACACCAAAAGAAGCAGATGATATTAAGAATTATCTGAATTCTTTCGAAGAACCAATAGAGAATCAGAAACCAGTAAATATCTTCCAGAAGATTAAGAAAACAGTTTGTAGAAAAACAACAAAAAAGAAAACTGGAGATGATAAATAATGATTATGGGAGATATAGATCTAACTAAGGATCTAGATTTCTATCATGATAATTCTGAAAAAATCAAGGACAAAGCCGTTTATGGTTGTTGTCCTTGGGAATTGAATACAAATAGTACAATAACTATTACTGATAATGGCTATTTAATTTCTAATCAAACTGTAGAGTATAATGATCCTCCAGATGCATATTTAGATGAAGACACATTTCGAAGATCACATCTATCAACTAGTACAGGAACAACTATACAGACAACTTATTATGATGATAATATTGTCACTACAATTTCATATGATGATCAAATATATACCAGAGATCAATTCACTACTTATTATCTTACTTATAATAATAGTAATTTTGATAATTCTAGTATTACAATTTTAAGTAATTACAGAAACAATTCCACTAATAAATATACATTAAAATGGAATGCATCTGCAAAACTTGATTATGAATCTGATATAGATTGTTTTGGATATCATAGAAGGAAAAGGACATATAGATCCTTTCCAAATTCAGATGTACTAGATGAATTTGAGGATAAACCAGAAAAGCATTTTCCTAGAATACCTTGGCATAATAGTTCATTTACATTTAAATATTTTAACAATGATTGTTGTATTCATTCTATTTTTCCTTGGAATAATAGAGATAGAAAAAATGAAACTAAAGAATACTATCATGGAATTCCTTGGCTAGATAAATTAAACCATTGGGTTAGAGATGACTATATTGATGAACTTGATGGATACGAAAAAGATAATACTAAATTTCTTACTGATATGAGATGGTTCCACACTAGTAGAAATCATATTTAATGCATTTTTTCTAAGTTACTGGTGGATGAAATATTCCACCAGTTTCTTTTTTCAAAAAATAAACAAGAAATAAAGTGGTGGGGGGGATATCCCCCACTACTAATTTATGATTAAACAATCATCCAGAAAAGATATTATTTAAAGAAATATTTCTTTTGTAAAAATATCTTTAGTTTTAATATCTTTTGAAAGGATAATTATTATTATCATATTTATAGTATATAATTCATATTTAAAAGATTTCAAAAAAACCAGTGAGATTTCTCCCACTGGTTTATTCTATAATGTCGATAAATTCTCCTCCACTTTTACCTGAGTTACTACTTCTTTAATTCTTTGATTTTGAATGGTATCTAATCTAAATCTTGGAACTACATTAATAGATACATTAGTAATCATATAAGCATAATTTCTAACTACTATCAACATATCATTTGATGTCATAGAATCAAGAATTGAAATAATAGCTAATGAGATACTATTGTAATTATTCAGCTCAGGGGGAGTCAGAGATAATTCTGATGGAGCAGATTCTAGCATTGTATAATTAAATAAAGTCGAGAAACGATCAAATAAGAAACAATAAATATTTATAATAGCCTGAGTAGATAAATTCATACCACATTTTATAATATAAGTATTTACTCTATGAATACATTTTTCTTCCTTAAAACTTGAATTGCGAATCATAGCTAATGTTTTAGCTCCACTAATTCCAAGTATTCCAGATAATACAACTACATCTCTCATATTCACTTCTTTAGTTAATTGGAATAATAGATTTGATACCTCTGGATCTTTAATATCATTCTGATAATAATCATAAGCTAATTTGTTTAAACAAATCTTCTCATGATATGAAATATCTAATAATCCAATTATATCTAATAGATTCGTTAAGAATCGTTTATTAGAAAATAATGTCTGTGCTTCTTTTCTAGTTTCCGAATCCATTAAAAATAAATCATAGTTTAATATTAAACTATGCTGACGTTTGATAATATCTTTAATATGATTATCATCAATATTATCAATATTTCTAATTTTAGAAACGATTGTATCAAACTCGTATTCAATTGTATGAAACAAACTTGTTTCTTTTACTTTGTTCATTTTGGAATCTGGAGACTTAACTCCAGATTTCTCATTCATAATTGGAAATAATCTCATTATTTAATTCCTTTCTTTTATTTTAACTGACTTAAGAAGTCAGAAACAGATGTACCAGATTTCTCATCTTTGATCATATCAAATTTAGAGTCTTCTGATAATGTACTCATACTCTGCATTTCTGAGAAGAATGGATCAGAAGCTTTATTTACTTTCTCAGACTGCTCTTTATATCTATCATAAACAGCTTTGATCTCTTCAATTGGCATCTTTAATCCAGATGCAATAAATGCAATGTACTCTTTCTTACCATCCCACTGCTCCTGCTTGAAGAACTCATATGGTGATCCATATGCTTTTCTTAATGAATCAAACATGAAATCTACAGCATCTTCTGATTCTGGAGAAATATTTAATATAACTCCTAATCTTGCAGCTGAACCTTCTGTCTTTACAGATGAATTATTATAGATCATATGCTTAATGATCTTTTCAAAATCATCTCTAGTTTCAAGAGGCTTATTGAAGTACTTCTTGGATACTATCATATAGCCAGCTGTATTTGAAAGCTTCAGAATATCAGTATCATCAATATTCTGCTTACCTGGAATAAAGTTCTTTCCAGTAATGATTTCAATTCTCTCAGCCATCTCTTCGTTAGCCATCTCTTCAGCTTTAAGTCTGTTGTTTCCTGCTTTAGCTAAATAAGAAGCATTTGAAATTGTCTGAACAACAATGTTTGGACCAATCTCTTTAAAGAATTCAACTGTATTAGAAAGTCCTCTAACGTCTTCTTCAAATCCAGTAAAAGCAATAATATGCACATTCTTATTTGCAACCTCGTTAAAGAATTTTGCAATGATTGGTGCTGATCCAGATCCAGTTCCACCCTCAACAGAAGTTACTACACATACTGTAATATATCCTGTAAGATCAATGTTTAATTTACCTGCAGAAATTGCAGATATAATTAATTCTTTTGCAACTGCTCTTTCTTTACCACAACCAGTATTTGAATCTGTTAAGCAGATTTTCTTTCCTTCGTATTCAGCTGGAAAATCTTTTGTTGTAGAATTTACAATACAAGTATCATCTACGTCAACTGTACCTCTCTGTACTGCATCTACAACTGCCTTGTTTCCTGCGGCTCCTACACCGACCAAAAATGTTTTCATGTAATTTTTCCTCCTTTGGAATAAATAGTTTCATATATGTAATAGCTCTCTAGAGCATTATTACCTAGT